ATGACGGGAGGGGGTGCTATTTTCGCGACCCCTCCCCTATGTCTTTACTATACCTTTATGCTTCTTTTTACCTTCTTGTAGATGCCCATGAAGTCATACTTAATAATTTCATCGATTGCTCGCTCTATTTCAGCATTAACTTCTTGTTCAGTCATATCATCTGAAATTTTTGCAATTCTAGCCAAATAAGAACAAGAATTGTAACCTTTTCCAACATCAAACAGAAACCAAGAAGTGAAGTCTTCAAACGGATCAAAAGGATTGTCAATTGTTGTTAACACGAATTCGTTTTCCATCATTAATTCACTCCTTTCAAGTATTTAGAAACTGTTGACGTTGAAACACCAAGTTTCTTTGCTATTTCATTAATTGTATAGTTAGAAGCTGTCATAGCTTTGATCTGATTAATCTTCGCTTGACTCAAAGTTGTTCTAGAACGAGGAGTTGCTCTTTCTCTAAGATCGTCAACATCCGTATTATTAAGTATCTTTTTAAGTACGTTCTCGCTAACCGCTCCTGCCTGAATAGCTTCCCATTCTTTGTCAGTTATTTTTATAGAACGATCTTTTCTTGAAACAGAACCAACAGACTCTCTATATTTTGTAAGTGCCTGCTGTCTTATTTTCTTTTCTTCGTCCTTTTTCATATAAGGGTCGGCTTTCTTTTTCTTAGCGATCTCCGCATTGGCCATCAAGTGCGCTTGCCTCTCACGAGGAGCATTCATCTCTGCGATTTTAAGTTTATCCATAAGAGATTCTACCTCAGTACGATACGTATCCTTGGCCTTCTTATCATATGCAATCTTACCGGTCGTCATTGATTCCTTGCGTGCTTTGTTAGCCAAGGCCTTCATCCTGTTGGCATAGTCTGCATAAGCTCTCTCCATAGGAGTGTTAGCATCTGACACAAGAGAGTATGCATCGTCGGTTTCTGCCATTTTAGTACTTTGCTGGGTACGGTTTTTAACAACAGTTTTAACTTCTCCGGTCCGTTTATCAACTTTCTTGACCTCATAAGTTAAATCATCCGCCTTACTCCATATAAGAGCGCCCTCTGGCCTATTCGGATCATACCATTCTTTGCCCTTAAGATTAACCTTGGGACTTCCCTGTCTTTTATCTACTGATATTTGGCCCTTGCTTCTAGATATAAGAGTAGCAGCGCCTCCATAACGAACTTTACCGCTAGCGTCTACATATCTTTGATAATCTTTCTTAAGAGCTGCTATGTTATTATCCATTTCACTCTGTTTATAATCCAGATTATGCTTTTCTGCATCAATGACGACCATACTATGACGAACCGCTCTTGCTATTTCTTTCTTGTCGGCTCCTAACAATGTCATATCATTAATGAGATTTGAAATAACTCCCATCTCTGTTTGAGTATTTCGCATTTTACGGAACTCATGCCCATTACGATAATAATGCTCAGTTCCATCAGCATCTACTTTCTTAGTGTCGTAACCATAAGAATCTTTAGGATCGAATCCCTCAAGCTCTTCGAGTTTTTCTGTAGAGGCGATCTTTACTTTGCCGCTCTTGTCATGCGTTGGAATGCACATTACAGTATCGCCATCGAAATCAGCACCTGACAAACGATCTGCAATGTTCTTATTAATTCCAACAGCATCAATTGACGATGTGCCAATTATTTTCTTGGCAGCTTGATTCTTATTATTAACGGTAAGTATCGGTATCTCAAATGTTCCACCATGAGGATAACGAACAAGAGCAAGTTTTGTTCCTGATTCATAACCAGGTGCATAAATTTCAGTATCTTTTAATGAATTAATCGGTATTATTACATGATATTTCTGTCCAGGTAACGCAGCTGCCTGAAGATGCACAGCAGCAGAGTCACATTCATCTGCAAATTTATTTAGCAAATGCTTTTTAACAGTTGGATTAGTTAATGAATTAATCTCATCAAACTCTGCTATCTTATCTGCAGCGGCAAGTTTAAGCTGCTTTTTTGCCATTTCTACCGACTGCTTTGAAAGAAACTGTGCCGGAAGTTTATCTTTCCATTCTGTCCAATCTCCTTCATCAGCTCTCTTATTTATGAGTCCTAGTTTCTTATCCTTTACATCTGTATCGCTTTCGGTCAAGCGTTTTCCTGTTTTAGGATCATACCAATACTGTCCGCCTTGATTTGCATCTTTAATTAAAGATCCAAATGGATTATCAGGATCGTTTTTAATATCTTTCAGAACATCCAATTTAGCAACAGACTTACTTTTATTGGTATTAAATATTACATCAACGCCATCAGGAAAGTCTTTAGGATCACCATAAATAGCCATGCCTTTTATATACTTTTTACCATCGACCATTATACGAACCTGAGAATATCTTGATTCGCCAAGTGACAAGTCAGCAACTCCAGGACGAAGTTCAACAAGACCATCTTTATCTATTCCTCCATCTTCTTTATACCGAATCATAAGACGTTTGGAATTCATACTTTCTGGATAATAGAACTTCTTTTCGTATGTTTTTCCTCCATCACGAGAAATATATTCCTTAAGTGAATGTATATTTCCGTAATCATAAACCGCACTTGAGACTTTCTGTCCTTTACTATTAATCTTATACGGAGTATCAGGAGGTGCAACAACTTTTATAGTTGTCATCTGGTTCGCATTGGTAACCTGAGGTACTCGACCACCCAGAACATGATATCCTTCTATTTCAAGAATAGCAAGAGCCTGATTAAGCTTTTCTTTAGAAATATTAAGTTCTCGTTCAACTCCAGTACCGACATCGATCATGCCTTTTTTATCAACCTGCTTTTTTATAAAATCAGCGGTCTCTTTCGCTTTTAGCATTCTACTTTCAGATTTGCTATCTAACAATGAACGAACTGTTGACTCGTTAATGCTTTCACCAAACTTTTCGCTCATTTTTCTAGCAATCTCTGTAGCGCCAAGACCGTCTTCTTTCATAGATTTAGCAGTAGCTACCTTAAGCATTCTTCGCTCATCTTTAGCAAGGCCTTTTTGAGTACGATATTGAGACGTAGTCAAACCGAACTCGTCCATGATATTCTCGGGTGTTTCTTCCCATCCTTCTTTTCTGAGTATCTCAACACGAGAAAGAAAATCAGCATTACGCTGATAAGGATTTTCTCCTGATCCCCAAGGATATCGTCCGCTACGACGAGGCATGCCATAATGCTCTAATGATTCTTCATCATCAGATCCACATCCAAAATATGACATAATCTCTTCTGCAACAGGATTCATGATCAACTCTCCTCATAATCAATTTTTTCTAGCAATTTATTAAGATGGACAATCTTATCCATTATAGGAACAATATCTTCTGCTGTCGGGTTATGATATAGAATTTGATCATTCTGATAGATCCTTAGTTCCATGTCAATATCACTCGGCTTCACTTTATACTCCAAGCAAAAAAGAGCAGCATAAATTTCAAGCTGCTCCATATGTACTGGAGTTTTTCCAGTTTTTAAATCGTGAATTCTCAACATTCCATTTCTAAAACATATGGAATCTGCTGTTCCGAAAAATCGATCAGAATAATATAAAACAACCTCTGTGCTCATCTTAAATCCAATTGCATCGTTAACATACGCATAAATTGTCTTCTTAGAACGAGGTTGCTTTATTCCTAAGTCTATTGTGTCTTTAGCCCATTGATGAAATCTTGTTCCCATTTCTGCAGCTTTTTTGTTTGCATATACTTCAATTGCTTTGTCATCGCTGTACCTTAACCAACTAGACTGGCTCGCACTAAATGGTGCATGAAGTCCTTCAAGATTTGAATGCTTTATGAAGTTCATCCAAAACCTCCTCCTTGTTCTCTGGATAAATGAAACTAGAAAATGACATCTCATTCATCTTTTCAACATAATGATCTTGGTTCGGTCGTTTTCTTTCATCCGCGCTCTTTTTGCATTCTAATGAGGCCCACTTATCCTTGTATAGTACAAGCAAGTCTGGAATCCCCTGAATATAACTTGAGTCATTCTTCATTACAATGCACCCCGGAAATGTATCTTTCAACTCTTTTATTAATTTGGCCTGAAATTTATTCTCCAGCATAATAAGTAGGCCTCCTTTCTGTAAAAATATAGTCCTAGCTTTCTTACTAACGCAATCTGCAAGTTCATACTTGCTAGGACAAGTTAAAAACATAAAAGAAAAAGTATGCTTAAAAATAGCACTTTTTCTTTTCCTCTCATAAAAGTCCATGTTTTTTTCGCGAATTTTAAAACTTCTAAAAAATATATAAATTTAGAATTCTGTAAGCTCGGAAACATCGCAACCCAATGCTCTTGCAAGCTTGTCTACTGCATAGGCTGTAGGTATTGTTTTTCTATGTATGTAGTTGCTGATGCTTTGATGCGATACTCCAGAAATCTCTGATAAATATAATTGATCAAATCCACGGTCAACCATTTTTTCAACTAATCTATGCGCAAACTCTCTTTTCCAACTTTCCTCGCTTCCATCATAAGGAAGCACCGTCCTAAAGCTCGTTAGCACATCATTGTACTCAATAACTGAACCGTCTTCCAATGTGACAAAAATAATGTTTGGCCCTTTTGCTTTGTAAGATACTGCTTGCTCAGCCATTGTAGGGTAATACATCTTAAACTTTTCGATTGTTAACCTATTGCTCATGCCTTACACCTCTCTAATTTAATAATTTCATCTCTGCCCACTTTTATCGAAAAATATGGGTTTTTAACCGGCTATTTATATTTGCTATTATATTAGCAAAACCAGATAGCTAATATAAATAGGGGTAATATCCGGGTTTTTGGCCAAAAAGCGGTCTTTTTCATGCAATTTTAATAAAAATAAGAGGCTCAGTTTGTGCTAAGCCTCTTCTTTCATTACTTTTTTTGCTTTCTTTTTAGTAACGTCCAAACCAATTGCTTTATAAATTTTAAGTTTTCGCCCACGATATTTAGTAGTGTCTGCAATAATCCAAGCACAATATCCGTCCACAAGGAACATGTTCTCATCGACAATTATCGGGCTAAGCTTCTTATGTAGGGCAAATTCCATCTCTTTTTCATAGAGCTTTTCGGACTTAGGAGATGCCTTCTTAAATGCTTTTGTAATTTTAATCTCGTCGAAATGCTTTTTAGAAATTCGTTTGCATTTATATGTTTTGAATTTCATTTACCTTTCTCCTTTCAAAAATAAAAAGAATAGGACACCATGTTTCAGATGTCCCATTATTCAGTTTTTAGGATATAATCTAATTAGTTTCTTTTTACATTTATTAGCTGTTTTTTTATCACCGTCCTTAAGAGCCTTTTCTCCTTTAGACCAGTAATAATAAAATCTAATATCTTTGAATGACTTCATAGAATATCCGCTCCTTTCATTAAAGGAGATGTTTAGTTCGCGTGCGAAAGGTCGTCCGTCATAATATGTAAAAAATTATGAACCTCATCGACAAACTGAATTTTTGATGGGTCAATTCGCTCAATCCGGTCATCAAATTCAATGATGCCAAATATCCGTGAATATTGACCTCCAGGATGAGAACCAACCGCTAAACCAGGAGAAATTACATCAGCATACTGCTCCCAGCAGTGGAAATATCCAAGTTCTTTGCCTACTTTACACAAACGGAGTTCTTTTTTGACCGTGATGTTACTCAGTGTAGCCATTAATTTTTCTCCTTTCAAAATATAAAAGAAAAAGCCCTAGTATATTTTAACTAAGGCTTTAATCTCATCTTTTAGTAATACTATATCAATCCTCTTCTATTATACATCTCAACAAGCTTCATCATATGCTTCTTATTGAATTTCTCTGCTTGTTCGTCGCTTCTTAAACCTAAAGCGTGCAATGCATTGTGAATATCAATTAAGTTTGCATGATAACGAGTTGCCAGTTTTAGTATAGTTTTTTCCAATGACATAAGTATTACACCTCCTTTCATAATAGGAGATGCTTATTTCGCGCCATCCGTTTTTCCCGTAATCAACTCCGAATACGGCAGTCCCTCAATCCAATCGCAGAAAACATGCCACTCATCCAACTTATGATTACGACGAGATTTATAAATATTTGCTAGAACCTCATAGTTCAGCATAACCGTCCGTCGCTGATTATAAGAGCTAGGAAGAAGCTGAATCATTTGCCACCATTCTTTTTTATCTTTGGTCGCAAGATACATTTTGCGATAATTATTCAAAGACTCAATAACAACTTTTAAGACATCTGTAGACGTAAATTCTTCTTCAGCAGTTGTTGAATAATACATTCCGCAAATGTCGTCTTCAGCATAAAGATGTTCACATGAAAAATCCTCTAATGTAAACTCCTTATCTGCAATTTTGTGCATCGTTGAGCAAGAGTTTGCAACCGTACCTACCTTATATGTATCAAATTCCTTCCACCAATATAGAGGAGCCGTGACATCCAAATATACGGTAATCATCCGCATGAATTTACGATGGTCTGTGCCGGCATTGCGAAGTCTAGTCATGAGGTCGAGGTCATCATTGCCGATTTGCTGTGCTGGGCATTCATCGAATCGAAGATTACAATGAGCACAGTCACCGCAATCGTCATATGAATCAAAACGACTATCGCTCTTATCCCACGAATTCATAGGATTACGCATTCCTCTTATGGCTGCTTCCCAGCCAACCACCTCAGTATTTTCAATTTTGAGCATTGTCAAATTCCCTCCTCATTATCTTAGCAGCTTCGATTTTCTTTTCGTCGCTCCACGCATGCGGGCACTTAAACTCATCCAGTGCGCAGAAGCAGCACATAGTTCCGCCAGTCAACGTCCAGCAACGATTAGCAAGTACCCTACAATCGTTGGTAATATATTTCTTAAACTCTTCATATTCGCTTTTTGTCTTGTTGAGCTGTTCACGAAGAAGTTCTATCTCGTTCTTCAATCGCTTATTTTCTATTGTTGCGTCTGAAGCCATTGCCTGGCGTAATTCATCAAGATTCATTTTGCTTTCTCCTTTCAAAAAATATGCAAATTTAGAGATACAAAGCTTCAAAAGATGGGCTATGCATAAACCCAATAAGAACAAGGAGCTGGTAAAACCTGCTGTTGCCGTTTCGCTTTTGCCACTTTTTCCACTTTTTATAATGTTCAAATATTACGTTATTCATTTTGCTTTCTCCTTTTCTTTTAATGTACTGTCTTTTCGAGAGCTATTGCACCGCAATGGTCACAAATATAAATGCGCTTACGAGTTAACATTATTCCAGCACCTCTCCCAAATATCCGATAGCTTCCTGGATAGCATCGGGGTCGATAATATAAGCGACGTCATTATCTGATTGCTTTATTTCATTCAAAAGAATTCTATAAGCTTCTGCTATTGGATTTTTCTGAGCAGATTTTGAAATAAGTTGTCTAATATCATCCTTTTCAAGATCAATAAGCGACCATTCATAGTCTAAGCCGTCTTTAGTAGGTGAGATCTCTGTAAAGCAATTATCGAGATCCTTATCGTATGCATGATATATAATCGATATGGTTGAATGCTCGGCTTCCGGGAACTTATCAGACACGAGTTCCTTAGGAGCTATGAAATATAAGGCTATATTGCCATCCGTGTCTATGTAGCGCTCCTCAAATTCAATCTTTGAAATATCAACTTTCATTTTGCTTTCTCCTTATAATTTGTTATAATAAAATTTAGAAAGTATTTCTTGGCAATATTTGACAACCTGTATCAAACGTTGATGTATCATAATTTCGTAATTTATCAACTTTCTCTCACGAATAAATCCGATGATTAGTAAAATAACTAACAGCGATTCAAGAACTGTTCTTATAATAAATTCCATGCTCATATCCATTTTATTAAGCCTCCGCAAAGAATTTGTGACCACCGACAGTAAGTACATATGTTTGAGACTCATGCCAAGCACTGTAAACTAGAGCCGGCGCATAAAAATAAAGAATTTTGGCATCCGTAATTACTTCTCCTCTATCAAATACAGCGCGAACAGCCTCTTTAACGCTTTCGTTCGGAGCCGGCCTATGTTTCGTGTAGCGATACATTATTGCGATCTCGCTGGGCTGCTTATTCTCTTTTTCGCAAGCATTTAAAATGCACTGAGCGACACCCATTTGCCCTTCGTAAGATTCGGCACCAGACTCAGCCATTACAAGCGACTCAAGTTCTGAACGTTCGTAGTCGGACAAATAAAACCTAGGCCCGCTCTCTATAGCCTCTTCAGAAATATCTGCTGTCTCCTCGATTTCTTCTTTTGGTTCATCTATAACATCTTCTTCAAATATAACAGAAGGTTCTGGATCGTCGATAGGAATATCTACTCTTGTTACATAGGGAATTCCAACTCCTTGAGTAGCACCCATCGCCTTTGCATTTACAACATTAAATTGAAGAACACATAAGCAAAATATAGCCATACATAGGATTACTGAAAAAATATCCTTGATTATCTCTTGGTATCTAAGCTTTAACTTTTTCATAGTTTTATATCTCCTTAAAATAATTCTTTATTTTCGTAGACGTACATAAACTCTCTTGAAACGTGTTCTCTAGTCACAGAGATTGTCGGAAATTCAGGGTTTGACCGGTCAAGAATGAAATCAACGTTAATCGATAAATTAGAGATCAAATCGTCGGTTCCGGCAATATTATCCGCGTTGCTAATAAGATGCCGACCAGCAGCCTTTATGAGTTCAACAAGTCGTTTATGAGCTTTTGATTCTGTCTCAGACATATGCTCTGCAGACTCTTCCTGAATATGTTTAGCTTCGTATTCGCATGTTGGGCAAACCATTGTGCCCTCAGGAACAACTGCTCCACAAGATATGCATCTGTCTTCCATTTACTTTTCCTCCTCATCTATCTTGCTCATCTTTTCTCCCATTTCTTTTAATATATCGACACAGGTATTAAGAGGTATTCCATGTTCCATGAATATCATCAGGCATGCTTTTAATTTTCTAAAGTTCAAATCGTCTACTGAACAAAATGATGAAAGCAGTTCGGTATAAACTTTGAATTTTAGCATCTCCGTAAGAGCGTCTTTATCTGCATCTATGCGAAACATGCTATCGTCTCCCATTTACTTTTCCTCCTCTTTGTATTTAACAGGTTTATGAGAATATAGATTGCTTGAGTAACTTAGGCATTCATCACAAGGACTATCAAGCGAATTTTCATCCATATCAAAATATTTGCAAGTCTTGCAATATATGCCGAAATATACTTCTTTCATTCCATCTTCATTCATGCTTGGTTTCCTCCTTATTTTCATGCAAAGTAGATTTAACAGCGTTTACCGTTATGATTACTATTGCCATAACGGCGACGATTGCTATAATTCCTATACCAAGAAGAATAACAATACCAACAAGTGAAAGAAGATCAAAAAACATTTGAGTGAACATGAATATCAGTTTCCTTTCATAGAAATTTTCTTAGAAATGTAGTATTGAGCAAGATCTCCGTGATATACATAATGCCTCATTATGAGTTCTTCACGTCTACTGTTTATTGGAATAACGACTGAATTGCGATTTTTTCCTTTAAAACCGAAATCATCAAATTTAAATCCCATTCTTAGAGTACTATTTCTTGGTGTTTCGTATTCAACTAAAAACCATCGATGATTATCATGAATTTCTGTTATAATTCCTATTACGTATTCCGGAGCGGAGCATGGTATGTAACATATACCATATTGTAACGGATCAAATATAACTTTTTGCCCAACTTTAATTGTTTTTCGCTTTCTCATCGACAAAATCTCCTTTAAATATAAAGTCGTTTCTTCGTCCGTTAGGCAACGTTCCATACATCTTAACCTCTTTGCCATTCTTAAGGTCAAGAATTTCTTCCTTTGTGAAATATACGATTGTTTGCATAGTTTGCTTCCTCCTTATCGATTAATATCCAAAAGATCTACACGACCAAATGTTCGGTCGTTTCCATTAGATTTCCAATTAGCAGTTACATCGAAGTCATATCTAAGCTCGTCTTTATCTATGTAATATACGGGCATTCCGAGATCTTTAGCGTGTGTTACTTCTTTAAATACGCCTATACCGACAAGTCCGTCCATACTGCTAAATATAACCATGTCGGATATCTTTATTTGATTAAGACATATGTTCATTATCTCGTCTTCGCTTTTTCCTTCAACGTTGAGATCAGCAGAAGGGTTAAAGATCGTTGCGTTAGGAAAATATGATTTTATAAGACCGAGTTCATAATCCTCGATCTTAGTTCCGTACTTCCATTGATGGTGGGCGTAATAGATTTTAAGTTTGCACTCAGTCATTATTTAGCCCCCTCGAAATTATTTCTCCGTCTTCGTCGCAAATAAATATACTATATGAATCGTTACTAGGTGCATACGAGCACGACCAATAAAGTCCGGATTCCTCAAGTATTTCTTGAATTTTTGTGATGATTTCTAATTTACTATGCGTTTTTTCAAATTTTGAATAGTCTGACATGTCTGCTTCCTCCTTAAAATATAAAAGTAAAAGACCCAATGTTTCCATTGAGTCTTAAACTTCTTATGTAATTAGATGATCTTAAGTCCTTCTCGTTCTATCAAATCCTTGAACTCGATCCATCCAGCCATAGAATTTTTCTTGAATGCCTCGGTGCAATCTTTCCTGAGTCCCCATCTATTATCCATTGCATATATCTCCTGGATGCTAGGGTATTCGTCCCTCATCATCTCAGCAAAGTTTTTGACAATGGCTATAGATATAAACTCCTGATCGATTACTCGATATCTCAGTACTCTATAGTTGTCTTCGGGTCCGCCGATTCCATAAATAACGATTTGCATTTTTAATCGTCTCCTTTCATAAAGGAGAATGTTTTTTACGCGAAGAAAAAGAATAGGAGACCTTGTTTCAGATCTCCATTCTTTAAGTTAATTCTGTTTATGCTCTTCTTTCGCAGCATTAATCATACCAGCTATAAATAATATAGGTCCAGTCACCATAAAGAATATAAATAAACCAATTTTGTCGATTGTTGATTCAACCGATTTAAATATACACTTTCTAAGACTAATTACCAAAGCCATGCTTATAGCTAAGTACGTGACGATTGCGATTAATATAAATTTTAACATAAACTATCGTCTCCTTTCATAAAGGAGAATGTTTTTTACACGAACTCATTCATACTCTTCGTATAATATGGCTATTGAATGATCTCCATATCTAGCCTGCTGATATCTAAACTCTCTGATTAAAATATCAGGATGTTCTTCTAGCCAATTGTTGAACAGAACATCAGCTCTGGTGCCATCGGCATTACCGAAAAATATCTTAGACCGAGTTCGAATACTTACTTTAAACATTACCAATTGACCCACCTTGACTCGTTGAATTTTTTCTTTTGACTTAAAGCCTTGCTTATTGCTAGATCAATGCCGCTTCTCGACTTCAAGTGATAGTAATATAAGTCGGTATAAGGAGTATTGAGCCTGTCAATTCTGCCGGCTGCTTGAGCCATGACTTTGTAGCTGTAATTTTGCGAGTAAAAGACAATGGTATCAGTCTTGATGCAGTTCCAACCTTCGCATCCAGCCGTATACTGCACTAGGTATATCCAGCTTTTACTATTTGGGATAGGTTCGTGGATATGCCCGTTCCATTCTGCGATTTGAACTTTTTCTCCATAATAGATTCCTTTCAAAATATCAAGTTCATAATCGAAGTTGTAAAATATGATCATTTTAGGATGCTTCTCAGCTAATTCCATAACAGCTATTTGTCTGGAATCATCTGAGTTAACAATCCTTCTAAGAACATAGCAAAGCCCGGAAGCTTGCTGGATAGGCTCGTTCTTAAAAGGATCCCAGCGAGTCTTTACAGCTTCCTTATACTTTGAAATATCATAGCTAACATAAATGTCTTCATGATGTGGAATAGTCTGTCTAGAGAAGTCCATGTCGATAAGAATCTGATTCCTTAATCGAATGAGACGGCCAGTATTAATATAACGATCGATCTTTGGATACTTTGAATAGGGAGAATATACAACATGCTCGTGCTCGAATTCTCTTTTTGTTTTGTAGAATCCGTTAGCTTTAAATACAGGGAAATATTGCTCCCAAGTATCTCCTGGTGTTGCCGATAGGATAATCCAGTCGTTCTTTCTAGCAATATCCCAGAATGCTTTTACCCACTTACCTTTACCGGTCAATCGATCTTCATCAAATATAAAGAATGCATTAAACACGCCTTTATACTTTTGAATATTATTCCAGCTGTCAATTACGATATTGTTTTTGTAAAAACTCACCTCGGGATTTTTTGAGATTAGGAAATTAGCTAATTCTCCCTCCCATTCGAGTGAGTCACGCTTCATGGCAGTTGTGATAATATATAGATCTTTTGGATTTTTCATAGGAATGTAGTCCGGATTGATACTACCACCTTGTTCTTTAAAGTAATAATATAATCCGGTCCTACTTTTACCACTACCAACTCCGCCATTTAAAATGCAGCCGTTATGCATCCTTTCGACAGCATCTCTTTGATAATCACGAAGAAAGTCTTCCATAATTAGTCATCCCATGGACCAAATACTGATTTAGCCGCTTTAGCAAGCCTTTCGAATTTTTCAGCTATTTCGGTCATAGTTATCTGGCCATCAATTTTGATCTCAGGAGCTTCTTCTTTAGGAATCCACTTCTTAAAAACATCATTATAAAACCCGCCACCAAAATGCTTCTTACAAATTGCCATGGCAAGTCCCTTCTCGGGATCAAACTCGTCTCTTTCATCGCATTTAACTACGGTCTTTGTTCCGTCAGACCAAAAAACTATTGTTGCAGGATTGTTAAATATAACATTAGTTATAGAATTCATTGCCTTCTGCTTTGGAGATGGCACTTTTATATAACTTCCGTTTTTAATTGTTGCTAGTGTGTCAGATGCAATTCTGTTATAGATATCACTATAAGGTGTATAATTTACTTCATAATCAATATACCTCATTGTTTGCTTCCTCCTTAAAATTACTTAAAATTTTTATAATCGTCCTTAATCGAGTTATAAAAAGGTACGAATGTAGGTTTGATCATTAATATAGTTCCGTCCGTAGCCACCGTAGCCTCAATGAACCATCCACCGATATGTACTGATATGCCCTTGCCTCTGGTGAATGGAGTCTGAGACTGGAAGCATCCTGTCTGAAAGACGTGAACGTTCCTATAGAATAAATATTCAGCCTTATGATAGTGGCCAACTGCCAAAATATTCGGCTTTGAATCACTCTCCATTGCCTCAACCATCTTCTGAACTTTATAGCTCAAAGCATAAGCTGTTCCGTCCCAAGGATGCCTGAGTTCAAGTATACAATGCGGAGTCAACTCCACAAGAGCGCAATCCCTTCCAAGATAATCCATGTCGGGTCTAAGGTTAGCTATAGCCTGACCAATATCATAGCCGACATGCTTATATATGCTTGCGTCATGGTTGCCTGTAATAAAATGAGTTGTAATGCCGTCGCGTTTCGGATAATTCTTTACAACATCGTCCCTCATCTCATCGGCAGATATCTCATACAATTCGTACTCGTGACCAGGCCTCATCTTAAGACCGTCAGTAATGTCACCTGTATGATAAATATCTTTTATGCCAAGTGATTTAGCATAGTCATAATATACATTAAGCCATGTAAGCTGAGTATACTTACTTCCGATCTGAGTATCGCCCATAAGACCGAACTTTATAGTCTTGGTTCCGCCCCAATTGCTCAAGTGATAACTTGGTTCTTGGTTCTGAATAACAGCTCTTTTTTCTTCATGCTTAGACGATGCATCTGCGTGTTTTTTCATGTACTTTTGAACTTTGTTGTACATGTTAGTAAGACCCAATTCGGATTCTATCTTCCTAGTTGCATCGCAAGGTCTAAGCCCTTGTGCAGCGTATTCCAACGCCGCTTCCTGCCAGGTTTTCAAATTTGTATGCCTCCAATTCAAAAATATAAAAGAGAAACAGTATGGTAGTAAGGTCCATTACTGCTTCTCTTTATTATAATACATGAAAATGCCTAGTATTAGAACGGGCAGTCTTCACCAGGGCACTCTTCTTCTGCAAATCTTGCAGCAAAACGATCAACGTTCTGCGTAACACTTATCGACTGCAAATATGCAGTTCGTCCTGATTTGCCATTGACATCCCAGTCATAAGGACGTATGTCAAGATCAACTGACATAATATCAACGTCATCCAGGCAAGATACACTCTCCTCGTCAAGTTTATTAACTCTTGAACCGGTCTTAAGATATACGTTCGGTCCACGGTCATTAAACTTAATCTTAACCGGAAGGAACATAAACGGATCCTCATCTTCTCCACGAGACTTGATCTTTACATTCCAGCCATCTGCAATAAGACGATCAGCAGTTTCCTGGTCAGGAATAACCAATGCAAAGTTACGGTCTCCCTCTCGGTTAAACTTTGAGGGGGCTCCAGAAAAGTTACGATAAATAATTATGGCATCATCGATCTGAAGAATGCCTCTCGGTGCAAAAGTAATGTTCATAGTTTTAATCTCCTTTTAAATATAGTTTTTTTTATCTTTTCTTGAAAGAATCATCATCTTCGTTGAGCGGAACCAAATCAGAAATATCATAGCCCGCTCCACATGTTAACTTTGGTGTCCCATCACTCTGAATAGTCATGTCCTGATCTCTGAAATTCGGGCATCCTATGCAGGATTCTGCACCGCATGCTCTAATCCAAGGTGGCTCTTCTATATTGGGAAGAGGATCATTTGAAACAAACCATTCAAAGTCTCCATAATTAGATATGGTATCGACAGCAGCATCAACAAGTTTGATATAATAAGTTTTGTCAATACTATCCTGCTTTCCAAGAGTTTTAACCATCTCAGACTCAAGCCAACGATATCCCTTGGCTCCAGTTGCAGAATCATATTTGACATTTCCTTTCTTGTCTTTGCCTTCTCTAAGAAGCTCTCCTCCACCGCATCCAGGTTTAATAGGGCAGAACTGACCAACCTTACCTATGAACTGATAATTATGTTCGCCTTCAGGAAGGTCTTCGTTCATGTCCAAATATAAAGCGGACTTAACTTCTTTAGTTTCGCACATATCCTCAAATGTAATAGGCTCTTTACTAAAGAGAGTCTTGAATACATAAGGGATCTGGAACTGCGTTCCTGTGGCTGTCCATTCGCCAGCATGCTTTCCGTCTTTATACTTAGCAATATAAACTGCGTCATTGACAAGACACATTCTGTCGTACGTAGCCTCATGTTCGAAAGTATAGCCGTACTTGTTAGCGAACTTCATACAGAAGTCTATGATCTCCGGAGTGGCATTAGGAATCTTGATACTATCTGTCTTAATATGCGCTACAGTAAACCCTCGCTTCGACACCTCATCCTGAAGAGTTCGCATAAACAATGCTCCACGAAGAGCTACAATATTGTTTTTGTTACGAATATCACGGAACGGATTATCGAAGTTGGCAGCGGTAAGGCCATATACAGAGTTGATTGCTATCTTAAGTGCCTGAGCAAGATCTTTAGCCGTAGACTCGTCATCCAAATATGGAGCAAGCTTTCCGTCAAGCATTTCTCTGGCATCTGCGAAATCTCCATGCTTAATGAATATGCGAGCATCAAGAATATCCTTGAAGTTTTTTGTATACTTACCGAAGCAGTTCATAGCAATTATTGAATGAGGGTGTAGACTCATAATATCAAGCAACGCAAGATCTACATACATCCCCGGCTCAGCATACACATAGCCTCCAAAACCAAGATCTGTTCCGCGATATAGATTACGCATCGTATGATCGCTAAGTCTTTCCTCATATATATTTTTATCATTAGGAATATATTCAGGATACTGATTATAGTAATCCTTCCATGTTCCGAAAAAATACCCAGGAAATGTCTCAGACAAATCTGTATAAACCAGTTCAGGATTACGCTCTTTGCCAAATATAATTCGAGTTGTAAGGCTGTTTGTTGTGTCGTTTACTGTCATACCTGCCAGATTTGCCAGAATCTCACGAGCTGTAAAATCGCCTTTAAGATGATTAAACACAGCTTCAGTTGCAATAACATCGTTATCACAATATTCGGCGACCTTCGTCCACATCTCTTCAGGAACAGGCTGATCCCACGGAAGACCGAGTTCTTGATGATGAATACCAAGTTCAATCTCCCACTTTTTCAGTGACTGCTTCTTAGCTGCAAAATCATAAACATCCGTATACGATACATTATAAGCCTCTCCAAAAAATGCGTTTCTACTTCCCATAACAATTTTCTGTGAGAGATTATAAAGTTGCTCGTTCGTATATCCCATAAGTCTCGCATACAGAATATGATTATCGTAACGTCTGCAGTTGAATCCTACAAGTTTGAATCGCATAAGATCTTCGATCTCAGTAGGAGTTGGATTGATCATTCTTACAACCGGATTTCCTTCACCTGCTGCTTTCCAATTAACCAAAAATAGATTAGGAAAAACCTCGACGTCATAGAATATAAGATTCGCATCGCTACTATCGGATGGCGCAGAAGGCTCTTCAGACTTAAACTTCATCTTGTTAACAAGCTTGATACAGTAGTCAGCCTTGTTGGTACTGCCGGCACCAAAAGCAAGTACTGCGTTCTTGAGATCCGAGACATCATACTTCATCCCACTAGAATATGCATCTTCTAGAGTCTTATAAATAAAGTCTATGCTCGGCTTAGTTGCAGCATGATACTCCTTGTTAAGATTCCGCTTTATGATAGTCCTAAGCGCCTTTTCGCTTTTCACCCCTTCAAAATTTATCACTTTACTTTCTCCTTTCAGCGGTAGTCCAGAGCTGATAGTTGCAATTGGGAGATCATTACATTTCGTAAGTTTTCTTCGAAGAGAACTCTTACCGGTGAATACCTTAATCTCAATATTATCATCATATATGCGACTAAGTTTTGTAGGATCACCGGTATAAATATAATGAAGATGAATACCTGCTCCACTCTTACTAAGTTCTGCGTACGTAGCAGGCCATTTACTAGCTTCTTCCACGTTTCTTTCAAAAGATTTATTACCGTTTTCATCTTTAATGTCGAAGTCTATGACAATATGATTCTCCGGAATTCTTACATAGTGGAGCTTACGAGTATTAAGATCTCTTAGTTTGGAAGTTACTTCGTCCCATTGCTTAGTAGGAGTTTCTTTAGATGTAGCATACTGAGCAAAGCAGTCAGCGCACTCTTTATCAAATATAGATTCTGCAGCATCAAATTTAATTAAGTGCATTTTAGGTTCTTCTTTTTTCTCTTCTGACTCACCATCTTCGAATTTATCAGTTCTAAACCCGCTATAATAACTACGAAGTCTAGAACCGTCATCATCAGTAAAACGTTCTTTGAAATCCCAAAAATAGTTTTTCAGCTCTTCTTTAAAGTTTCTCTGAGAATATGGATAAGGCACTTTTGCCTCTTCACAATATGTCTTATACATCTCCCATGCAGCCTTTAAAGTTGTACCGTCTTCTTTCTTGAATACATGATATGAATCAATAATAAAGTTGTAGAAGTCATTTGATGCTCCGAGCATTGCGGTTGGAATATAATCGTCATAATAGCCCGGGTCACTCAAATATACTTCTTGGCAATGGTATGCTATGGCACCAAGTTCAAATGCAACCTGCTTCGTTGTAGCCTTATATTCCTTTGCACTAAGTTTATTGCCAGTAGGAGACACATCAATAAGTCTACGAATAAGACCTGATTTACCGTCCGTAATCTTTACTGGTTTATTCGTTCCCATAAATAAGAAACATTTAAATCGACTAGAATATGTTGACTTAAATTTCTCATTTACAGTCATAAGCTCATGCGAAACAAGGCTGTTAATGCGTGTGTTATCTTCAATCTTAGACAAATCGCCATCATGTTGAATCGCAACCAGTGGATTTGTCTTGAAAGCTTCAAGGGCAAATGAGTTATTCGATGACCCTAGTGCTTTAGCATCAAACACTGAATAATATCCCTCGAACAGCTGCTGAATAATATTTAAGACTGTAGATTTACCAGTTCCTGCTGCACCATACAATACCATGAATTTTTGTATCTTTTTAGAATCTCCGGACACAATTGAGCCTATCGCCCACTCTATCTTATGCCTCTCTTCTTCAGAATATAGAGTAGACATCAGTTTGTTGTATGCTGAAATATCGCCTTTTTCTAATGGGTAGCTTAGTTTCTTGCTGGCATAATCTTTCTTGTTAGTTTCTGCATTTGAAAATATCAATTTCTCATCTAACATATGAAAATTGTCTCGCATTTGCTTCTGACAATACTTATGCCATTTATCAATCATTCCTGAATCTGCGTCCCACATATATAGAACCTTTGTATCAGACTCTAAATTTTTGCGATGTTCTTCGGCATACTTTTTCAGCTCTGCATCGATCATTCTCAACGCATCCTGCTCTTCCGTAGACCACAAGCCGCGTTCTTCGTCCCACACTGCATAGAAATCACTACCACGAATCATTAGATCTGAGCTTTTCTTCATTAAGAACGTAGGATAGATTTCAACAATACCACGCCTTGTGTTACGGGTCGAGACTGTCATGAAATCAAGCATTTCATTATTTAATCTCCTTTCTTAGACTCTTCTCCAGCTTTTATTTATACGATTTCATCCAAATACCAGCAAAGCTGATACCAAATTTCAACCGTCCGTAGATCACGGTCACAATCCTTAATTGTAAATAATCCACCTTTGCCATCGGGTTCATACTCACGATTAAGTAACCTTGTGACCGCTGATTCTACATACTGCCTGTTAAATACATCGTCCGTCATAGAGCTGAGACCCATATTTACTATCATCCCCCAGAACCATTGTTTAGTTCTGTCTCCATATGCAGGATTGTCCATGATGCTTTCCTCACAGCGTATAGCCAATGCAATCATCATTTCCAAAACGCTACATGGACCATCCAAATATGATTCTTCATCCCCGTGATGTCGAAGAGCGAAACGATATCGTAAATTTAATCCGTCCTCAGCTCTATTTCTGTCTCTTCGTAAAATATAAGTGAACTCTGTATTGTGTAAGCATGACAAAAGCTTTCTGTAAGAAATTTGCTTTGAATATCTATCCTTGCAAACTAAGTCATACAACCATTCAAAATATTCGTTTTGAATTTTATCTGCGATTGTCATTAATCATCCACCTGATTCTGAGGCGCAATATCGCTATAATTTGCAGAATCAAGCAAAATCTCATAATCAACTTTCAAAGCGTCGTTTCTAACGAATACAGAGTCGTCCTCGTATTCACCAAAATGGTTAAGCGAGTCCTCTCCAATAAGATCATCGATATCGTCTACGATTTCATTATACTCGTCAGTAAGGACTTTATCATTATAATATGTGAGACTTATCGTCTCGTAATCCGGATAATCGCCGAATTCATCCGGAGAAATTACATAAGGTCTATCGGTCATCACGTCTCCCCCTTTCTCATTAATATTATTTGAATAACTTGTGTAATTATGCTTGGCTATAACATCTTCATATTTCTGTACTTCTTCGGGCTTAACTTCAGGAGTTTCTATCCTCTCAGTCTCTGCAGGATGAAGTTTTGCTTTTGCTGCTTCAAGATCTGCCTTCTTAGCCTCAAGGTCGTCTTTTCGCATCTTTGCATATGTTTCCTTAACAGAATCAATCTCCTCCTGAGCGATCTGCTTATACTTTTTCTCTACGAACTTCCATGTTATGAGTGAACCTGCTGAAGCGCCAACTATAAATGACAGAAAAGATAACAGTTTGCTGTTCATTCTTTAGTCCTCCATTTTAAACGTTTTTATTCATGTTCTTGCAATCGTGGATCAGTTATTCCTGCCGGGAAAAATATAGATTTTCCGATTTTAACCCCTTTTATCCAGCCGAGTGAATACCACCATTTGATGGTCTCCACTCCGACTGAAAATTTAGACGCGAGCTCTTCTTCACTTGCAAATCCGATAAAACGGTTGTTCTGAAAAATAACTTCGTCTTCGAGGTCATTCTGCAAAATATAAACGATTAAATCTTTACCAGTCATTATTTGTCTCCCTTTCAGATGAGATCGAGAATATTGCCGTCGACATTGAAGTCAAGAAGAATGCTCTTTTCACGACCATTCACAAAGTCACGTGCTTTTTCATTATACAGATCATAGATTCCGAAGTCTACGAAATTATCGTAAATATCAGGATGTGCTTCATCATAAATCCATCCTACTATCTGACCGGCCTTTGTTTTCGGAATACCGAGCATGTCGTACACATCATTGAGGAACAAATATCCCTGCTTCTGCAGCTTTTCGTTGGCATAGTTCTGCTGATGCTTAAGGAACATAAGGTTGTATTCGGCGTCCCTTTTCCAACCTGTGCAAAGTTCATCAAAGAATCGTGCATAATCGCTATACTCGTTTACATCAGCGACTTCAATCGACTTTTTTACAGTCTTTTCTTTGCCTTTTGCATCTTTTGTAGTCTCTTCAATTTCTTTAGCCTTGATATTATATTTAAGCTCTCGGTCCATATCTTTTCCGAAACGCTCGACAACACGGTTTCTATATTCCTTAAATCCCTTGTCGACAGTTGCATACGCAGCTGCAAGAGCTACATTTCTCTTACGAAGAATATTGTTAGATGCGAGTATGCTAGTTATAGACAGAGCTCCAAGTACAAAAGCAGGACCATAAAGCTTTATAAACTTAACAGCTGTCTGAGCATATATAATGGTTGTGTCTTTCTTCAGATCATTTGAAGTATAGTTTTTAACATCCTCTTTTGCAGAAAGAATATCAATCTTGCGAATATCTTCATTTGAGAACTCGTCCGTAGCCTCTTTTAGACCTGCTGCAGTAGCTACAAGATGAAGATTATGCGTGTTATCTTTAGCCTCTTCGAGAATATCGTTTACCTTTGTTGTTGCCTTACATGCCATGATTGCGCTTGTCACAACACCCACGACACCAGCTATTATAAGAGCTTCGGGGGCATACTTTTTACAAGTAAGTCCGGCCTTGCCAAACGCTCTTGTCATGCTTTTAGTGATTTCGAACTTTTTCATAGTTATTTATTCTCCTTTTCTATTTTTTCAACATGATTAATAAGATGATTTAAGTACCACATTGCCTTCTTCAGATCCTGAAGGCCATTCTTCTGTTTCCAACGGCAAATATACTTAATAATATTGCCTGTATCGGTTGCTTCTATCCCCTTGAGATCAAATGTGAACGCCTCTATTACATCAATCGTTTCAAGTCCAGTTTCGGAAATATAATGAGACGGATGCTCGACCATAGGGTCTACTTTATTTATGTCCATAAATATCCTCCTTTAATTAATAGGTAATGCCTTAGGCAGTTTAAGCATATAACCGCCGCCCATAGCTCTTACCGGTTCTGCATTACGAATATTTGTCCAACCATATTTATTATCTGTATAATTTCCAGTTATTCCGACCAGATCATAAAGATCTGCTACGGAAACTACACCATACATGTCAATAAGCTCGTCCATTCTTGACAGAACTTCCTCTGCTTCGCCTCTGCTTTCGAGATAAATATCGTCGAAATTATATCCGGATCTTGTCCGAGCGCTTCCATATCGACGGTCGTCTTCTCTTCGAGAAAATTTGTCATAAGATATAAACGAACTATTGCCTCTACTTGACCTATTTCCGGTAGTTCCGAACAGAATCATCGAAACTCCGTCCGTAACAATATCAGAGATTGCTTTCTTCACAGCAGGTACAAGAACGTCCATGAGAATATAAGACTTTACATTCGCCGCATCTTCTGAAATAAATAAGTCTTTGAGTTTATTCATCTCAGATTTCTTCTTGGTTTTTACAGTTCCATTAACGACTTTTTCAACCTTTTTCTCAGTTTTTGCTGCAGCTGCTGCCTTTTCTTTTGACTTGTGTGAATTAGGCTTATAGTCTTCCACTGTCAGTTTACTCCTTTCAATCTATTAATATTAGTGTTCCAGGTAATGTGATTTTAGATCTCGGAGAATATCCATGCGCAATTTTCCATTGATAGGTAAGGTTCGCTCTGGCTTTTTCTTTAGAGACAGCACTGGTGGTTCCGTTCCAAGACCTAACCAAACAGTCATCAAACCTCATTACTGGACCATCATAGTAATATAAATGATTTCTTTTAGTTTTATCTGTCTTCAAATATCGGCAGTCGCCTGTTGGATGTCCACAACCCAAATCGTACTTACTCCCGTCCATCCAATGTCTACAACCGATACAATTTGGCGTGAGATAGCCTGCATAAGAAATATCCATACTTTACTCCTTATAAAAAGGAAAAGGGAAAGCACCCTGTTACAGGTACTTACCCTTTTTAGAACTTTTGTTTTCCTTATTTGTCGTCTTCTTCTACGGATTCATCTTCTTCGACTTCAACGACCTCTTCATTCTTATAGATTGTGTAACCCTTCTTTCTCAGACGGTTAATCTTCCACTCTTCAATCTTGGCTCTGTTCTTGTAAGCAATGGCTGCTACGCCAGCTACTACAGCAGATCCAGCACCAATTATGATCGGCAGAATGTTAACTGTTTCCGAATCTTCAGGTGTTACTTCAACCTCTTCGATTTCCTCGATGTCGTTTACGTTCTCGTTTCTGATTTCTTCCATGATAAAGTCTCCTTTACAAAAATATCGAAAAACTTGTATGTTCTTCATAATACGCAATGTTTTTTTCGCGTCTTTTTACATAAAACTTGAGAAATCACATTTGGGCGCAACGCTGTAGCCAATTACAAGACACGGTGTACCATCTTCTGCCAATTGCGAGCTAAAGTAAATATCGATTTCTCCATCATCAATGTTCCAACCAAGATCGTATCCTACATCGATAGGTTTAAGACCGATCAAGTCATAAAAATCATTCAATGACGCGTACATATCTGTAATAATGTTTCGGTTTATAATATTTACGGCCTTCTTAATAGCGTCAATATCAGACTTGAAATATCGTCCGAATGTCCCATCATAGCAAAGAGTTTCGCCTTTCTTTGTTATAATGACCTCGCTATTTCCAACTGGGTTTTTCTTAATCTGCTTTTCAGCAACTTTGTCCTTAACAACCTTCTCTTTTTTCTCGCCAATTGTCTCAACGACTGCGTCTTTATATTCATTAAGCGCTGTTTCGGAAATCTTGTATGCTGTAGCCAAAGCTGCATTACGTTTCAGATTAACTGACGTTCCTCCTATTAAACAAGCGAGCGATGCTCCGCAAGTTATAACTGCTGGTATGTAGCATGGCCATACAAGTTTTATTACTTCGAAAGGCGTAAGCTTCACATCTTCACAACGCTCATTAGACAATTCGTTTTCCTCGTTTTCGATCAGCCTAAGCGCTTTTGGTGTTGCCTTTACTGCAAGAACCGTAGTTGTTACCATGCCTGCGATTCCTATACCAGTAAGAATTTCAGGACTGTGCTTTGTTAATGCCATTTGAGCATTCTTGATGAAGCTTGTTAGACTTTCTTTACCCATTTGTTTTTTTTTCTCCTTTCAGATTAACTATTAAAAATAAAAGAGGCCCTTTTGAGCCTCTCCTATTTTACTGATGGTTTTTCATTGCTTCTGCAACTTCTTTTGCGATTGTCTCATTCATTGACTTTTTCTGAGCTATACCTGATACAGCTGTTGCAGCTATACTAAGTCCGGCTCCTAAAAATCCCAATACTTTGACAAAATCAATATTAAGATTTTTCATAAAGCATTTCACCTCCTTCATAATATAACTTGCAATTTTTGCGAATTTAAATGCAAAGAGGAAGAGAATATGTTTCCATAATCTCTTCCACCGGTACATCAAGTTCTTACTTCTTTGGGAGTAACTTGTTGATCCAGCCTCTTCCCATTATTGTCGTTATTGTCCCGGTTTCTTCGAACTTAAACGATGCTTTCGTGCCCCAAACAGCAGCCGCTATTGGTAATATAATACCTGCCAAAGCTATCCCGTGTTGAATCCATCGAGATTTCTTCTCCTCGTCCATTTGCTTCTGCTTAAACTCATTATCGATTTCTCGATTTTTTCGTCCTTCTTCCGCCTCATATTCGAGTTTGTTCATCTCCATAGATCTGTCAAGAAGCTTGGTAAGTCCATCTACCCCTGCTTTGTACTGTTCGGATCCAAACTCCGCATTGCTTAAATGCTCAAACTGATCCTCGATTTCTACTTCTAATAATGTTGGAATGCTCATCTTGCATTTCTCCTTTCAAATTTTGTGAACTAATTTGTTCCATAATAGGAGATGTTATTTCTGCGAAAGGTCTGCATTATTGTCCACTTTGAGGATGACATGCTTTTTCTTAGATAATCCATCAAGATCATCTATCTCTATTCTGTAGATATCCTTCTCAGGATCGGAATGGTCGATTCTAAGAGTTCCAGCCTTCCGGTAACGAATAAAAAATATAATGTTTGAAACTATTGACCCAACAAGTAAACCTATAAGTATTAATAAATATTCCATTTTACTTACTCCTTTCTAATTGAAAGCTAAAAATAAAAAAGGATGAGCCTTTGCTGGCTCTATCCTCTATCTGTTTCTAACGATGCGTCTCATGATTAATACTATAATAAATATGCATACAAATACGTCACCAAATAGCAAAATAGCTACTGAACCGCCAACACTTATCGCGATTACAGTAATTGTTACTAATATTAGCAACATAAGCAGCAAAATTGTGAATAGAATCATCACTTATCGCCTCCTTTCATAAAAGGAGCTGCTTTCTACGCGAAAAATAAAAGAGAATGGTGATTCATGTATACCTACATACGACACCTACCGGTTTGTCCACTTTATTACACGGATTCATACATATCTGTATACGACCGTTCCGGTTTTATCCTAACTTTCTCTTCATAAAGGAATATGTTTTTTACGCGAAAAAGAAAGAGCCATTGCTGGCTCAATCCTTTATTGATAACCATACTGAGACCAATATGATTGTATTAAAGATCGCTGCGATTATACCAGTAGCCCCACCTATACTAAATATGTTAATAATAGATGACAATACTAGTGCAACACTAGCAAATCCTTTAATGAAACCAATTATAAATGCTCTCATTTTAGTCACTCCTTTCATAATAGGAGATGCTATTTTCGCGAAAAATAAAAGAAAGAGCCATTGCTGGCTCACTTCTTTATTGATGACCATACTAAGACCACTATGATTGTATTAAGTATTCCCAATACTGTATAGGCAAGTGTTTTAATAAAATCAATTATAAATGCTCTCATTTTAGTCACTCCTTTCATAAAGGAACGTGTTTTTTACGCGTATTTATGAAAAAAAAATAGACAAAGTATCAATCGCGAAGATGAAAGAAGCGCCTGTTGACCTGACAAAATATGCCTAAGACAAAAGACGCTTCTAGAGATCGTTAGTAAAAGAAATACATGCAAAAGGCTATGGTGATGATTAGCCCTTATTTTCTTTCTTTTCAGCTTTCAGCTTGTCAATGAGTTCCTGTCCCTGCTTAGCGGCATCAGTGAAGTTATTGTTCTTCCAGAAGCCCCAAGCCCAAGTAATAATGGCTACGATTGTCGAAACAACAACGTAAATTGACTGCTCGTCTATATTGAGAGGATTAAAGCCTCTCTGAGCAGCTATGAAATTTATAAGAGCTATAATACTAACTATAGTTCTAACGATAAGATTAACATCTATTTTCTTCTCCATATTTAAATCCTCCTTATTTATATTCAAAGTCATGCATTTCTACTTCTACTTTTTCGATCTCTTTTTTCATTGTTTTAATCTCATTTTCGGCAATAAGCATTCTTTCTACTGCTTTGTTGTGCTGTTCTACTTTCTTTTCTAGTGCCTGTAATCGATAAGTAACAAGCGCGACTGTTTTATTATTCGAACAATATGCACCAACAAGAGTGCCTATAAATGCTAAAACTCCTACTACAATAGTTGCCCAATCCACTAGTTCGTTCACTCCTTTATTTCCAAGTACCTATAACATATATATGCGCAGATATTGCGACCGTTTCAGACATTAAACCAACGACATGAAACTTTATATAAGAAGTAGTATAACCCCTTATTTTAGGGAAATATAGTCCCGCGTTTCTGTTTAACGTAATTTGTACGTTTTTAACATTAGTCAATAGATCGCTGTCAAAATTTACAGAAGCGTCTCCATAATACCAGAGATCGGCCGGAACCGTAGTTCCTGATGCAGGTCTAGAAAATCTATCGGTTATAGCAAAATCACTCAGTAATTTTTCATCCCATAATTCGATGGTTCCATTAGCCCATTTTCGATAGTTCCAGCCAAGTTTTGTTTCCCCGGTTTCTAAAACGTAATCTGCGTCAAGACTTATCCAATTTCCCCATGTTCCAGAAGATTTATGACGAAAATATCGATGCCCATCGTATGTTATGAATTCTTGATGGCACCAGTAACTACCATCTTGATATGCCTTCACGGTTAACCATCCATTTTTATCTTCCGGCTTATTAATCGTGTTATTATAAGCATAATAATGGCCGCTAGTAATTATATTATTGCAATCGCTATCTGCAATGAGAGGCATATCCTCCGTGAGTCCTTTATTAAAATGTGCGCCGCTATAGAATCTCGCATCCATACCAACTTCAAACTCATCAGACTGGCTTATCTTACCAATGGCAAGTCCTCTTCCGGATGCTGCAATATGCATAATCGAAAAGCCGGTCGAAAGTTCAGCAGTAGTTGTAGACGTCTCGAAAGAGTCAATTGCTTGCATCTGTACATTGTATGAGCTTCCATCTTCTGCAGAAAATATCTCGGATCCTTCTTGAGTATAAGATTCCATATTAATTGTTCGAAACGTATATGTCGTATCACTCGTTTTTTTATATCGTAGCTTAATAGACTTCGAGTTTTTATTTGACAATGACGTTATTACTGCTTTATATGAAACTTTACAGTAGGACCCTGTCATATTTTCTGTACCGTCTTGATCACATCGGTGCATAGTAAATGTTATTTTAGGAGAGTTATACGCAAGGACATTTATAGTAGTAGTTACTGACCCAGTTCTATTACGTTTGTCCGTAGCTTTACCTATAATTGTATTACTACCAGATGTTGTAATGACGCCGGTGGTAGCCGGATTATAATTATATTGGTTTTTGTTTACAATAATGCTATAAGATGCAATAGGCGAACCGTATGCCGGCGTCGCAGTGACCGTGATTTTCATTTTTGACTTATTCTGAACGTAGCCTCCGTATGTAGCCGAATATCCAGTTGGATCGGTTATATTCACGGTGCACGTAGGCTTTATCGATGTTGGTATCTTCATGATAACAGTTTGATCAGAAGTTCCAACAACGGTTGATCCATTGTATGTGGTCAATTTAAAATACACACCCACTGGAAAGAGTTGTGTAGCAGTATTGGCTAATTCTAACGGAGGAGTAAACGACCATGACGTTGCCGTCGATTTAGTAGCAATTGTACCGGAATATGAACCGCACTCCCATGTTAATGTATGCGTAAAACTTGAAACTTTCCTATCAGCGGTTATTGTCTGAGCCACCCCTAGTGTTCCGCCACTAACGTTCAAAGTAGAAGCTCTTCCTATCGTATTAAGAGCGAATGTCCCAGAGCCTTTACAGTTTACAGACGTGCCATAAACAGCAGCACCAATAGTAATTGTAAAGGATCGACTACCATTACTATTGTGCGTGATGGTTTTAGTTCCGGTTTTTATGGTTCCTACCTTTCTCTCTACACGATCGCTCTTGTTATAGACCGTTGCACCATCAATGGTAACATAAAGAGTACGTTCAGCAACCCAACCTCCACTATATCCTTGCGCCGATAAGGTCCAGGAAATCGTAGACGTATTATTCGCTGTAGACTGAGTTGCAGTCCATGACAGCTGATAATATCGACCATTACTATCAACATTTGTTTTAACAGTTCCACTTAGCGCCATATTTTATGCCTCCTTAACCTTTAATAGCGTCAACGATCCGTCACTTCTGGGAGTAAATGCAAAGTTTCCAAACTGAGCTCGCTCATTGACCTCAACAACAATATTACCGGTGTGAAAATCGTTTCCATCCCACCATCCGATAGGAGTTCCGTTTTTCGTAAACTGTATCATATTATTGTCGAGTTTTAATTTAAGACTGTTTTCGTCTTTTCCGATTTCGATACCGTCTGTACTAAATCGAATATACTTAGTAAGTTCTTCAAATTTAGTATCAACTTTTCCATCGACGGTCTCTATGGACGAATTTGTCGATGTAAAATTCATTTCTATCTGATCGGATAGAACTTCTAACTGACTTTTTGTCGAGCTCTTATAAGTATTGTACTCATCCTTCTCGACATAATCCTCTAAGGCATTGAGAACAATACCATGTACGTCGTTAGTAATTGACGCTGTCTGACTAGCTATAGAAAGCTCTAAGTCATCTGCTGTGGAATCAATTTTATTATCGATGTCTTCAGGAGCAGGAGTCCAGTCCGTTGGTTTATTACCCTTCTCTACCTTGATCCAATGAATTGTTGTTTCACCAGTGACTGTACCATCATTAGGTAATCTAAAAATATCAATATTTCCATATGCAGCATTATCTTCTGGCGTTCTTCCGTCATAATAAGAAGCAGTAAATGTCCCTGAGATAATTTGCTTAGTTGTTCCATTAGGAACTAACGTTACAAGAGGCGTATATGCACCACTTACATAAGGTATCAATTTTGTAACATTTTCCGCCGGCGTTACACATAAACTCAATGTATATGTTTCTCCAGCTACTAAATATGACGTTGGTTTATATGTTACAATTTTATATTCACTTGATTTGTATTCAACATTACTTTTTTTAATTAGATTTCGTCCACCAATTTGAAGATTATCTACAGACTCCTTTGCCGCTGCTGCGTTTGCATTGGCTTCGGTGACCATGGTACCAACATCTTTATTGCTAGCACTTAAATATATGCTGCTCGCCGAAATAGCGAGTTTATAAGTATTATCGGTGTCCTTATAATATTTTAGATAATTACTGTCATCGCCAAAAACAGCCTGACCGTCATTATCCAAATATATACCTCTAGTGGTATTAGAAGCAGATTCCTTAGCGCCAGAATATATGGAGTTTTCGGTAATTTTAAAGCCACCAATAGTAGCATCAAAAGCAACAAGATCCGTAACACTAATCTTTGTAGCAGCTATTGACTTAGCTGTTATGACACTTCCGTTAAGACTGTTGTACTCTGTCTGCTGAGTTTCAGTTGTAACACCGTCCGTATTCAGCTTGTAATATAAACCGTTTTCACCTTTTACGACAAGCTTATCTGCTACGACAGTACCACCCTCGATCAAGTCACCTTTAATTGTAACGCCGACTAATTCACCGGTAATAGTTCCGCCTTCGATTGTAAGATCTTTTATTATACCGGATTTAGCGTAGAACTCTTCTATTGCAGCCTGTCCGATATTCGAGAAATCAATATTGGCGTACTTAAGATCTGCAGAAGCGGCAGATAATTTATTAGTTTCCAAGTTCTCAATAGAAGCATCTACTGCTGCTAATTTAGTGGTAGTAGTATTCTTGAAATCGGCATAAGTACTAGACAAATTATTAACACTGACGTTTGTAGCTTCTAAATTCTCTATAGTAGCATATTTTGCGTCGGCAATTTCAACGCTTAGCTTATTTGCTTCAAGATTATCAATGCTAGCAGACTGCGCGTTTAACGTTTCATTGATAGTTACATTATCAGCGGTCAATGTCTCAATATTTGCATTAGCAGCATTAAGATCTTTTCTTATGTTGACAGTATCGGTATTTAGCGTATCAATTCTAGCGTTTGTTGCATTAAGTTCTTCCGTGTCAACTTTATTTGCAATGATTGTATCGAACTCAGATATCTGTGTACCTAATTCTTCTACATCGCTATTTCTAGCAGAAGGGGATGATAGGTTTCCTGTGACAATCGCGGAATGATCTTTGATCATAACCGTAACTCTTTCGTCAGGCTTAACAACAGTTGTAGATGTTATAGGAGTAAGTCGGTCAGATCCGTCAAGTTTGACATAAACAGTGCCATTATAACTGACGGTTGTTCCATAAACAACTTCTTCTGTTTTAGTCTCTTCTTTTTCTGTTGTAATTTTTGCAAACTGAGATATAAGTTCATTTGATAAAGCCATAGAAAATATCACCCCCACAATTTAGTAGTAAATATCGCTTTTTCAGTAACCGGGCAACCAGGTTCACACTTAATTGTCTGGCTTATTACGCTTGCTTTAATGTTAGTTAATCCAGCTCTTGAATAATTTAGTCGGACACAATCTCCAATTCTAACTGGACAATAAGCGTGAGTATAAGAAATGGTATACTCTAAAGAAGAAAGCTCTTTTAATAGACTTTCGGCATACTCTTTTATTTGATTTTCGGTCGGATCTCCTATAAGATCTGGATTATTTACCCTATGAATAATTTCTCTTCCACGATTCTCTACAGAAATCGGACTATTAGAATCATTATTAACAACTCTAGTTTCATAGTAGTCGTTTCCGCTCGAATATATCACTTCGACGACATTCGGAATTCCATACAGATCATGATTCATAGTTAATTCAGGATATAATATTGAACTGTTGTCGTCATTATACTCCCATACAGGCTGAAGAGATGCTGTTGCCTGTTTTGGGGCAAACAGTATTCTACCTAACTCATCAAGATCAAATCTATATTTCGCATTTGAAATAAGATCTCTAACATATGTCAGCCAAGTATCACTTGTATCTGCAACAAAATCTCTAAAGAGCTTATCAGAGCTCGCTGGTTCAACGACAGGAGCTCTGACATGATCTCTGGTTATCATATAGGCATTCTGCATGATATTTTCATTCTTGCCAACATAATAACCTAAAGGAGGTGGATTTTCTTTCAATTCGAGTAAAGGAGTATAAGCATCCATAGATACGTCTAGAGTCTTTCCTGTAAAAGTCGACGAAGGTGTCTGAACTAAAAATGTACCTAAAGGATGCTTCTCTTTTAATCCATTTTGAATTGTTATAAGATAAATTCTTATATAACATTCTCCAACAGAATTCGTTATATCGATTGTTGCCGACCCAAGAGTATCGGCTTCCATATCTCTGTCGATTGACGATGACTTAACAGTAGTTAAACGCTTGCTGTCCATCCAAGTTCCTGGATCTACAATATAATATTCGAATGTCTGTTCCATAGATTTAGTCCAATCGGGCATATTATGCGCCTCCTTCGACTCTTGTTACGTTAAAAGAAATTGGTATTGTCAAGTCGAGATGCTTCTGACTGTAGGAAACTGAAATATTAGCCCAATATCCGCTTCCAGAAGGTTCTCTAACGTAAACATCACCCGTCCATATTGCCAGACGACGAATAGCATAGAGAGTTTCCTTATCATATTTTGGTATCTCGACATTCCATGTTGACGTGACTCCTAACTGAGATCCGTAATAACTTACAGGATGCTTTCGACCTATATACTCAACAAGAGAAACGTCGATAGAATTACTATCCGACACATCTATATTATACGGTAATTTAAGCATCGATCCAGTCCACGTCGGCTCTGTTGGTAAGTCATCTTCGCTAACATCAAAGTCTGACCAGTCATCATCCCACTGAATTATAACTGAATTGCATCCAACAGGAAATCCAGGAAGATCATAATAACTTACTGTTCCGGTTGATGTAGTGGTCGCTACTACTCTATAACGAGCATAATCGAGTGACGGATGAGGATCCGTTATAGACACATTTTTCACATTATCAAGCCCAGAAGCAAGCTCTGTGAATGATCCATCGAATTCTCTACGATAGACAGAAAGTTTGACTCCTTCTATAAAATCGTCGTTTTCATCTTTACAGCACGGAGTAATATAAGCAACATATGCTTCGTCGTCGATCGATACTGCTGCATCTGGTTCATATGAAACCTCGGCCCAAAACACAGATATTGTTGCACTTGCTTCTGCTGTTAATCCAGAATTCATAGAAACAACGCACGTTATTTTATATTCCATTCCGTTAGCTAAATCTACATTTCCAGCCGATAATTCAACCATCAAAGCATCTGATGTGTCAAAATATTTAGAATATACTTCTTCGCCTTCATTAACCGTTTTAGGATTTCCGATGTTGTCGACAGTCTCATACGCCTGGTTCGATGCAATAGATACATAGTAACCTATTGGTGCTTGAGTATTAGGTCCAGCCAATGCCGAAACATAAAACGGGAATCTGGTTAGAGTACTTATGGCTGTTCCAGCACTATTTATAACACTTAGTGCAAGAGTTGGTGTCGCATAAACGTCAATTGTTCTCTGAACAGACCAATCGCCATATTTTTTAGTAACGCCAGCTGTTCGAACTCGCCACTTTATCTTGGTCCCTTCTGAATATGTTGATGTGTCTACAGAATATGAACTTGTTTTATCTTTTAAGTCAGGATCAGTCGTATTCTTTATTGTGTAGGTATATTTCGTATTATTGAAATATATCTCTAGCTCTGCATATGTCTGACTAGACCCATCTTCTGAATTATGGACCCAATATAAGTTCAAAGGATCGCCAACAATAGCTGTTGTGGTCGATGACCAAGTAGTAGGAGCCGAAGGAGCTTTACCTACTATGGTTGAGGCTATAGGCGACCATGTTGATTCACCTTTTTCATTGACAGAACGCACTCTGAAGAAATATTCCTGACCAGATGTGAGGCCCGTCTTTTCATAGTGAGTAAACTCGATTCCGGTAACTGTGGTCGTCTGATCCGAACCGTCAAAATATTTTTTCTTTGTTGTATATTCAATGTCGTATGTCTTAGCGGTACTTACCGCAGTCCATTCCAAATATACAGAAGTTTCTGAACTGGCTCGGCATATCGTTATTCCCTTTGGAGGAGACGGTATCGCTTTATTAGAACTAGAGAAATCAGACCATTCGCTGTAAGCCTTAGCTGTTCCAGCAATTCCAATAGCTCGACATCTAACTCTATACTCGCCACCTGCATCGACTCCGCAAGTAAACGACGCTTGGCAAGCCAAAACAGGAGCTGTTCCGCTATTTATAAGTTTTGTTCCGTTATATACTTGGAACTCTATATCTGCGACCTTCGAATCTGATATGTTGTCCACTGATGCCGTAAGCTTATACTTTTCAATTTCGACAGTAGGCACAGGCGGCTTATCCGGAATTTGCGTAGCTGAAATAGCATAGCTAGCCCATGCTTCAGTTCCAGTCCAATAATAAGCCGTCTTGTTATTTGAGCCTGTAGTATATGTCTTTGACACCGGTTTTACGCCAAGACAAATTCTTATAGCATTTGATGGGGGGCTATAAGTTGACTGCTTTTCTTTTATTTCAGACGTGCTGGCTTTAAACCATACAGAATCACCGGTATCGTAATACCATGTGACTCTGTAAAAGTCGAGTTTGTCTTCACTACCAGATGAAGTTGAAGTAGACGAACTAGTTCCACCAGATAAATACTTAACAGCAATGGCGCTTTGAATATTATGGTCGCCTTTTTGGCACTTTCCGAGAACTGCTCTATCACCTTTAACCTGCGTAACATACCATTTCTCTTTTTTTACCCAAGCCGGAATGGCGACTCCGTTGTAATACTTTGTCGCCTCCGGCTTTATCGAAACTAAGTTTCCGGCTTTTACTGCACCGGAGGAAGATGTTGTAGCCTTTCCTTGGCCACTAAATGCCCATGTTGCATAATAGGTACCATCAGTACCGGTTTGCTTTTTTATAGTTAACCCAGAAGCAGTCGGCAAACTTATCTCCTCCTTTCAACTCTAACAGCTCTGACAAGAGTAGCCACAGCATCAGAAACATTACTACCATCATCATAAGTAATTCCGTTAATCTGATACGTGTCGCCAGACTTACCAGACATCTTATTACCGAGATCTTTTATTGCGGAAATAACGTCATCGTTACCACCATTTTGATTTCCATTCATCATCGAATTGATCGCTCGAACGTTTGACATAACGCCTACGGACGGATTAATATCGAACATTCCATTTATTGAACTAGCTCCAGCTCTAACATCACTAAGATCAAGAACCGGCCTAATTGTAGGTTGAGCGTCGATATCTGAATCGATAGCATCAGCTATACGAGCAACTGTAGCAGTTATACTATCAACTGCCGTTTCGCCAAGACTATGACCTGAATCGTACACCTTCGAATACATTTTTTTAATGCCGATCACGAGACCTTCGCCGAGCCATTTACCAGCCTTTATAGTCAATTTCGACGGGGATTTTGACGCCTGGCCGTCTTTTTCACCTTGAACAGCTTTCTGTCCGAGAGCAAAACCTGCATTATAAACTGCGGTCTTTTTAGCATTTATACCATTGACAAGACCCTCGCCTAAATATCCACCTGCGCTGTAGAATTCAGAGTAATATCCTTTAGCTGCAGCTACTGCATTTGTGATAATCCACTTTAATTTGTCAACAACAACCTTAAGATTTTTAGTTATTCCACCAGCAAAATGATCCATAGCATTTGAACCTGCACTTGTAAGAAGCGACTTTTTTTCGTTTATTCCTTTTACAAGATTGGTTACTACGTTTTCTCCAGCGTTTTTGAAATCATCGGCGGATCCGCTAAAAGCATTAACAAAATTATCGACACTGGATTTATTGATACTTCCTAATGCTTTTCCGAACTTCTTCATTCCTCCGAAATCGACACCAGTTAATTCCTTAGCAAGTGAAACTAACTCTTTAAATGCCTTTACTGAATTCGATATCGTTTCTACTTCGATATTGGCAACTTGGTCTCCATATGCCTTTAGAGATTCGCCAAAGGCTTTAAGACGTTTACCAAAACTTTCGAGATCCTGAGAACCAAAAATTGTTTGGGACCATCCATCACTCTTTGGAAGAGATTCAGCCAATTTTGACAATGCTTTTCCGACTTTAGCGGATTCACTAATTTTATCAACAGGTAATTCGGCTACTTGTACGCCATATGCATTTAGCCCCTTACCGAATGCTTCAAGTTTGCTTCCAAAATTACCAATATCCTTTGAGCCAAGAATTGACTGGGCCCAACCATCACTCTTTGGAAGAGATTCGGCCAAGTCAGCCAATGCTTTTCCTGCCTGCGCCGAATTAGAAATTGCATCGATCGGCAAATTCTTTACTTGATCGCCATATAGTCTCAGACCAGCACCGAATGCGACCAATTTAATTCCAAATTCACTGATATCTTTATCACCAAGAATTGTCTGGGCTAGACCGCCACTTCTAGGAAGAGAAGCAGCAACTTCGGCAATTCCTTTAGCAGCATTTGCTGAAGCAGCTATTTCATCACTATTGATTCCGCTAACTGCGACTCCATACGCTTTCATGGCTATTCCAAGAGGAACGAGTTGCTTTGCGAAGTCTGCCATAGAGGATCCTCCGCCTATCCAACGACCAATTCCTTGAATGATTTCAGTGGCGGTTATGATCAGAATCGCTTTGGCGAGTTCCTTTACGCCCTTCATAGAGTCTTCGCTTATGAGCAATGCTCCAGCAATAAACGGCAGCAAATTGGTCATGAAATCTGACAAAGATTTCGCCATTTCCGGAAGACCGCTTGCAATACCAGCTCCGAAGCCGCCTATAAAGCTTCCCATAATGTCGCCGATGCCGTATGCTAACTTAGACAACAGCGGCATGCCCTTATCTATAAACTTCTCTAAAGATGGGAATTTAGTCATGATTGCGCCTATAGCGATTGATAGTCCACCGATCGCAAGCATGACAGCTGTCAGCGCAGAAAATGCTGTTACACCAATAATAGCTAACGGCGCTACTAATGAAACTTTCACGAGAACATCGGCAATAGCATTTGTTAAATCTATAAGCGACTTTGCATTTGTTGTTGCGTTTTCAATTCCCGACATTAATTTCAGTATTCCAACAAAAGCTAATAAAGGAATAGCCATTGCAAGAAGCGCTGCAACACCTATGAAAGGAAGGCCTCCGAAATATGTTAATACGCCAACAGCGGACAAAGGTATAAGCAAAAGGGTTAATGCGGTTGCTAATATCGTCAAAGCAGTAGCATTTTTAATTGCGCTATCAACACCGGACATTAGTTTCAATATACCAACTAATGCCAAAAGAGGAACGGCCATTGCGGTCAAACCTAAAATGCCCACAAGCATGTCCTTGATTTGAATACCCTTCATCATATGACTTAATATAGTCAACGAAGCGCTCATTGCTATCATCAACAAAGACAACGACGCCGCTGCTCCTAAAGACGAATTAGGATCTAATTGACCTAATGCATAAATGATTCCGCCTATTATTCCTATTACTGTAGTCATTAGCAGCATCGGACCAATAATGGATTTTACACCTTTAAGTGACTTTGTTGCATATATAAGAAGCGCGAACATACCTATAGCCGAATCAAGTGCCAAAGTAGCACTCGCTAGTTTTGCCGGTTCGATAAACGAAAGACCAACTATAGCTCCTGTCATTATGCCAATTGCAACTGTCATGACTATCAAATTTTTCATGCAGTCTTTTGTATCTTTGGTGGCTTTTATAAGTCCCATCATCATGAGTGACAGTAATCCAACAGCGGCAACACCCTTAGCAAGATTCTCTGTCTTAACCATGCCAATTAATGCTGCTGTCGCTGCTAAAATGCTTATAGATATCGATACCATTAAAACAGTAATACCGACTTTTTCTAAATCTTTTCCAGCATATTTAGTAACCGCTATAAGGCCTGCTATAATTGCACCAAACGCACCAACAACTAGTATTCCTTTACCAATTTCTTCGTAGTCCATTCCGGATATAATCCGCATAGTAAATGCCATCAAGGTCATAGCTGCTCCGATACCTAAAATAGTCGAACCAACTTTTCCTAAATCTTTTCCAACAAGTCTAGTCGCAGCCATAAGACCGACTATAAATCCTCCGAAGGCCCTAATAACGACCATTCCTTTAAGTATGTCCTTATCTTCTAGCTTGGATATTGCTTTTATAGTAAACACCAGCAAAAGAATGGAAGCCGAAATCTCAAGGATTGTCTTTCCTAAGTCGTTAATTTCTTTTCCAGCAAGTTTTGTAGCCCATATTAAACCTGCTACAAAAGCGGAAAATATACCAACAGTAACTATACCCTTGGTAAGTTCTCCGGGATTCAACTTAGAAATCGTTTTTATAGCTATAGCCAGAAGTACCATAGCGAATGACAATTTTATAAGAGTTGCATTAATCATTTCAACATTTGGGCCAGCCAATTTCATCGCTGCAATTAGTGCACCAACGAAAATCGTAAGACTCCCTAGAGAAACCGCACCTTTTTCAATTTCGTCCCATGACATACTAGAGAGCTCTTTCATTGCTCTCGATAAAATAAGCAAAGATGCTGAGAAAGAAAGAATAAGAAATCCTAGACCACTTACTTTTACTGAATCCTTAATGTTCATCTTTGATACAGCAAAAGTAAGAGCTGCAAGAACCGCTGAAATAGCAGCAATTGCTCCAACCGATTCCCATAAAGAACCAGAATCTAATTTGGCTAAAATATAGATAGATGCCGCTAATATTCCAATAGCCTTGGCAAAGTTCAATGTTGCCTCAGACTTTGTTTCCATAACTTTTGCATTGACATATTTGGTTATTCCATCAGAAATTGCCGTGAAAACTTCTTTTATGCTATCCGCTACTCCACCGATACTTTCTGCAAAAGAAGCAAAGCTCTTAGCCGCATCGGCTATCTTGTTCACGATGTAAAGCAATGCGCCAACGTATGCCAAAGTAATTACAGCACCGAAATCTATATTCTTTATAGTCTCTATGCACTTTTTTCCAAAGTTCTTAAGAGCTTCCCAAGCTTTCGCTGCTCCATTTTGAATTCCTTTTATAAAACCTGCGATTGAATTTTCGCCTATCTCCTCGAATTTTACAGACGGAGAATGAATACCAAGAACGTTTTTAATCGCATTTAAGATACTTTCTCCAAATTCGAACATAACCTTGACGATTGTTGATATGCCGTTTTTGAGTCCTTCACGTAAGCCATCTATTATGTATTTTGGAAGATTGTCTACTTCTTTAAATTTTGCGATCCACTTTTTTATGCCTTCTGAAGACTCGGAGAACCATTTGGATAATGTTTTAAAAATTCTTTGAAGTTTTTCATTATTTTTAACCCAATTGTAGACTGCCGTAACTGCTTCTTTTGTAGCAGCAACTACTACTTTTATTAATGGAGCTAAAAATTCAACAGCCTTTGCTATAAGGTCATTTTCTTTAAGCCAATCTCTTAACTGGACAAGAGCATCACCAAGATTGGCAGATAAGTCAAGAACTTCAATATTGAACAGAGAAAGTACTTCTTTTAAAACTTTGAATACGAACTTTAATGCCCCTCCGGCAAACATTCTAATGATGTCCAGAACGGCAAACAGACCTTTAAAAGTTCTCTTTAATTTATCAGCTCTTTCCTCTGAAACTACCATCTTTTCTGAGAGCGTATGAATTGCATCGATGATAGCATATAAAGCTCCGGTATTTTTAGAGGAGCTAAATACTTCAGACCAGGCCCTCTTGAGTGATCCAATAACAGAAGTTATTCCCTGCAAGGCGTTTCTAAAACTGTCAATGAGCAAATCTTTAGCACTCGGCTTTTCCAAATTTGCTATTAATTCATTCAACGGTACGTCAGTCTCTTCCGCTTGTTTCGCCAATTCGCGAAGAGCTTTAACTTGTTCATCTGTATATCCGGTACTTTTCAGTTCACTGTCGGACAGATTATTAACAACGTCAGTTAAATCATCGGCTGTTATAGTGCAATCAGACCAAGTGCCGTTTGTTCGTTCCCAAACTTTATTGACGAGCTTCTGAACCGCAGAGTAGTCTTCTCCGGCTTTTGTTAAAGCTTTTATTCTATCGACGCCATTACCAAAATCTCCTCGAATAGTCTTTTTGACAATCTCCTGAAAATGTTCAAGACCATCCGTCGTTACCTGTACTGCATCGCTAGTTTTCGTAAAAGAGTCGGCAAGCTTTTTTATTGTTTCAACTATGACGTTCTTTGAAAGTTTACCTGCGGCAACAACTTTTCCTAAAGAGCCATACTCTTTTATTAAATCGTCAATTGCGATGCCATGTTCTTTTGCAGTTTTTTTCAATTCATCTTGAAAAGTTTCTGTAGAAACACCGGCCTCGTTTATTTTTTCGATTAAAGCATCCCATTTTGAAATAGCACGTGTTTCACCAATTGTTTCAAAAGGATTTTTAATATTGATCGCTGCAATAAAATCTGATACTTTATTCGTAATATTGGTTACTGCAGTAGTAACGAAATCGGCAACCGGAATAAGGGCCGATTTTATATCATTTATTTTTTCTCTTAATGTATTGAATAATTTTACTAATGCGCCGTTTTGTTCAACCAACGGAGATATAAATAAAGCTCCAATTCTTGCCAACGCAGCTTTAACATTTGATAATGAACCAGTAAATGTTTCATTAGCTTTTTTAGCATGCTCGCCAAAAGCGTAGTCCATAGCTTCCGCAAAGAGATCAAATGAAATTAGTCCTTTTGAAACCATATCTCTTACTTCAGCTTCCGATGTATCCAAATAATCAGCCAAAGTAGCTGCTGCGTTGAGGCCTCTTGCGGCTAACTGATTAAGCTGATCGCCCATCAGTCGACCATTACCAGCAACCGTAGTGAATATTCTACCCATATCTTCATATTCACTATTAGTCATTGCAGCAACACCAGCAACGGCTCTAAGTGCAGAATACATTTTGTCTCCTGCTCTCATTCCGGTTGCAGCATACTGAGAAGCAACTTTTGCAGCGGCATCCAAGCTATATGCTGTTCCATCAACCGAATCGTTAACGTCTTTCATTACTGCTTGAACTGCTTCTTCATCCTTCAATAAACCTTGAAGCTGGAAATGAGCATTTTCAAGGTTCATAGCCCTCTTTTTACCGCCCTGGACTATACTGTTTGTTACAAAATTAACACCCTTTTTGGCGAAGCTAATCATTGAATCGGTCATATTCTCTATAACTCGCATTCCTACGATTCCCATAGTAGAGAAACGATTTTTAAGATCCTCTACTCCGCTTGAAATTTTGTCAAATGAAACATTGTTAGCCGCTCGGTCGATGTTTTCGAAACTTTTAGATGCGCCGTCAAAGTTCAAACTTTTCTTTAGTTTTTCGAGCGTCGACATAGAAGTCGAAACATTCTTTTCAAACTGGGCGTTGTCAAATCGCATTTCGACAACTCTTTCATCGACTTTCTTACTCATATGTTGCTAACCTCCTTCCACGCATCGTCAGCAATTTTATCAAATATAGGCTGGATAGCAGGATTAATATAATCTCTTCCTTCTACCCAACCTCCGTTTCCGGTCCCGTGACCGTATTGTAAAATAATAGCTATCGGGACCCCTTCATTAATATTAGAATTATAGAAACTTATAGATGCCGATCCATTTTGATGATCGATTTCATAATACCAAGAACTGGCTGTTTTTCCAGAATCAATCGGAGTAACAGACGCAAGGGCGGCCACTCCCTCTCGACCGTATTTGTCAAGTTCGCCAATTTTTATAGTGTTTTTTAATCTTTCTAAAAAACGAGTAAAATCAGAAAAGTCGCCCTTTTGTCTGAAACTTATCATATTCCACACCTCTTAAACACGTTTTGTGTAATTCAGAGCAATCCAGCCAGCACCGGATTTAAGCTTTCCCCAACCAGCTGATTCGTCGACAATCGTATATACACCACGATCGCTTATACATCCGACGATATTATAATTCATACCAGGACCTTTACGAATATTAAGTGCCGAAGCAGTTATCTTAACCACATACGATTTGAAGCTTATTGCTGCGGGTTTAACTGTGGTGTTAACTACGCTAAGGAATTTTATATTAATTGCACTGGAAATGGAATTTTCACCATCGGAAGACTTATCGATTACGACTCTATCGCCTTTAATCTCGTCAACGATCCAGTTCTTTTTAATTACCCAGGCAGGGACTTTCTTGCCGTTGTAATATGTTGCTCCATTAGAGATTTTGACTGTGCTGCCTACTTTTATCTTTGAAATGGTCGTGGTTTCCTTTATAGGTTCAGTCTTATGTTCTGTTGCGCCGAGTTTCTTATTAACCTTTGCCGCTATATCTCCCATGTGATTATAAAGATAAGTACCAGGGCATGATTTATTAGAGAACCATCTATGAACGGTCATGTTCTGCTTATCAACCTGACCAATAAGAGATTTGTCAGCCTTCCACTTAAGCTCCTTAATACCGTTTCTCTTACATATATCAGCAACAAGATTTATAAGCGATGCATAAGCCTTAGCCGTAACCGCATAAGGCTCTTTCCTATCGGAAGCAACCTCAATAGTTACAGCACGATGATCATTAGAAGCGGAAGATGAGCACCAAGAACGATCCTTCTCTTCAACATACATGCCTATTCTGCCGTCCGGCCCTATTCCATAATTAGATGATGCCTGTCTACTTTTAGGTGCAAACACATTGCCTATAGTCTCAACAGAACACTGACCTACAACACAATGGATTGTAATTGTATCAATTTTGTGATTTCGATTTATATTCTTATTAGGTGAGATTTTGGTATAATTAACCAAGGGGCTATTAGAAAATCCCATTAGTCCTCATCTCCTTTATTATTTGAAAGTTCTTCAAGAGCTTCGGGCGACAGCTCTTCTTCAAAAATCTCTTCCGCAAACTCTTCCTGAGTTTCAGCATTCTTGATTTCTTCGCTCATGACCATTTCATCCTTTCGTATGCAATTGATTTCTTCGAGCAGCATTAAGCGCCGCATTCCGGCTCATAATGTCTCTCTTACTCATCTTCTTAGGAGGCTGATTTTTAATATTACAGACTCTTATTAATGTAAGAAGACGATTGATGTGCCATTTCTGATACTCGCACGGTATACCCAATGCAATCATCCAATAATAAATTAACTCCGATGTAACCTGCTCTTGGTTTGCTCTGGAAGGTTTATCTTCTTTACTAAACCATGTGGCGGTCATCGGAGCATTTATATAGTCATCAATCTCACGAAGATTATCGGCTGTCAAACACATATACACCTCGTCCGGAACATTCTGCGTAAGTGTCATGCATTTAACATAATCTATAATCTCTTGTGTAGTTTTATCTGTTTTGGAAAGAAAAGGTTTACACCATTTTGATTCCCACTTTGAAAGAGAGACAAGTGAATGCTCTAACCTTAATGTCTGCTTTTTTGTATAAATGAACTGATTATTTATTTCATCCCATAATTCTGCGGCAGGTACTGTAATTTCGAGCATATCTAATACCCCTCTTTACAGCAATAATTATTTGGCAGCCGGAGCAACTGGCATAGCCTTAGATTCTTCTACCTGAGGAACAATTCCATTAACAAAGGTAGAAGCTGCATCGGCGTCGCTTGCCAATTCCATAAACAGGTTGGAATATGCTTCGGTCTGTGAAAAAGCAGTCGAGATTTCTTCGGACTTTATGAATCTCTTACCATCGGGACTCTTCTCGCCATATGCCTGAAGTATCATCTTCTTGAAGATCTTGATAATGGACGGCATATCCTGAGTTTTTACGATCTTTTCAACCATATCGGTCAGTCCGCCTGCTGTGCTCATTTCCATTTCAACAAGCTCCGCCTTTGACAGGTTAAACCAGAAGTCCTCTGTTCTCTCAACGCCATTGTAGTCGGTATAAGTAATAGTCTTTTTGTACATGATAAATTTTCTCCTTTCAATTAAAAAGAGGGAACCGCCAGCCAATTCCCTGAATACGGTTCCCATAAAATAATTTCGTTTTTTTTTTTTTTATTTATTAGCCTGCTGCCGTCATGAGAATCTTTATCTCATCCGGAAGAGGCAGGCGAGGTTCTACGCCATCACTTCCGCCATTAGTAGACGGATCCTTACCATAAAGAATATCCTCAAGAGCAGCGAGCTTTGTTTCGTCTGCCTTAGTCGAATCAATAACAACCGTAGCAGTAGGCTTCATACCAGAAACACTAACGGGAGTAGTTGTAATCTCCCAAGAGAATGTTATTGCGTCGGGGCTATCATTGATAGTAGAATACGCCTTCTCTGAAGGAGACGCCATAGCACCATAAATAATATGGAGCTTATAGCCATGATCATTACCATCAGTATCGTTACCAAGCGTGGTCTTATAGCACAGACCAAACGGCTTACGAGTCTGCTGACCAACATAAACGCCGTCAACAAGAGCTGCCGAACCGTCGCACTTAGCGAATTCCTCCGGATAAGTATATGCCTCAATAGTAGCGCCAAACTCCTCTGTTGAATAAAGGCTCAGATACTTAATATCGTCTGCATAAAGTGCAGTTGCCTCGGCTCCAGACGGGCTTTCAGTAACAGCTGTAAGACCGTTCCAAGCAACGCCGTTGGTATATGTGCCATTTGTCTGAGGGTAGAAAACACCCTGCTTTACACCGGTTTCATAAAAATGCTCACCGGTCTGATCCCATACAAGTCTTGCCATTAAATTTTCCTCCTTAATAATAGATAGTGAATACATCGTGATTGAGATTATCAGCAGTATAATGTCGATCATATCTGCAATTCGGTAACTTTGAAACTGCCTCTACAATCTCACTATCGGGATTCTTATCAATCACTATTAACTCATAAAAATGCGATTGCTTATATACTAGATCGTCAGCAAAATCGTTATCTATATCGCTTCGATGATAGACAATCGCTGGATAATCCATTTTAACTGACTCAGGTGGCTGATAATACACATTTTTTGATCCGAGCAACTTTTCCAACTCATCCTGTAGTTCAATCCTACTAAACATTGCAAATATCCCCCAAAGTCAGTATTAGTCTTGGGTACGAAACTTCGACATTATTAATCTTCCATTTCGCACCCATAAACTCAATGTAACGAATCGAATGAAAGTTCTGAATGGCATACGGATCGGCCACAATAGAAATATCATTTGAAACTACTATGTTATCATTGAGATTTTCAGATGATTGAAACCTACGAGTATTTCGAGTAACGTCTCCGTAATACTCTCGTACTGTTATGATCTCTTCCCATATTCCAGGCTTTGTTTCTTTTGTCTCAGCAAAACCTATTTTACCGAACCATTTCGCCATTTTGAATTTTCACCTCGATTTATTTAATCGGCAACAGAAACCAGAGTCGCTGTTGCTGCGCTGCCTTCGGAACTGCCGGCCTTAGCATAAGTAATTGTTCCTATGTTGCTCGAAACAGCGAAACCAGTCGGAATGAAATAAGCTTCGCCAATCTTGATAACCGCGCGCTTAAGGAATGCATCCTGAAGCTCACTAGTCTTAAACTGGACAGTGCAAGCGGAATCAAGGTATGCCTTCTTATCGCTGCCCTTTCCATAAATCACAAGAGCTGCAACGTTCTTGTCTTTTGCCTGATCAAAAATCTTATCCATTATAAATTACCTCCTGTAATTAAATAGCTAAATTAACCAGCAGCGACATCGAGCTCAAGCTCAATAGCGGAGTAAGGCTTAACGAGCGCGCCAGAGCAACGAGTCTCAATCAGGTACTTCTGCTGGTTGTAATCGATGTCGAAGTCGTCAAACATGTTGACGGCACCGCCCTTATCAGCGCCAACATTATAGTCTGCAAGGTTAACGATGATACCGATCAGATCGCCACCCTCGGGGCCCTTAACGCCTTCCATAACAGGAACGGTGACAATCTTGCTGACACGCATAGCGGCAGCAACATCGGCATCGTTCTTATACAGACGATGACCCTGAGTGTCCTCAAGAAGAAGCGCGTTAGTAAGCCAATCCTCGGTAGTGTAGAAAGTCGGATTGCCGGAGCCCTTATAGTTCTTACGAGCCTTAACAGCGGACTTGATCATAGCCTTAGCCTTATCGTCATCGGTTGCATTAGCAGCAACGCTAACCTTCTGACGGATAGTATAAAGCTCAGAATCAGACACGACCGGACGAATATTGGACTCGTTGATCTTGTCATCGCTTGAAGAAAGACGACCGTCGCCGATAAGGATCGCACGAGCAATTTCCTCGTCAAGCATAATACGCATCTCAGACTTCAGCCAAGCAACAACGTCGAAATCGGTAATGTCAATGACGTCGTCACGATCAAGCTTCTGCTTTTTGTAGATCGTAGTAGGAGTGGTAGTTCTCTTAAGCAGCGAGAAGACCTCCTCCTTCTTAAGGTTGCCCTTAATGTAACCCTTTGCACGAGCCTCATCCTCGGTTATATTGGCAAATACCGACTTAATACGAGAGAACGGAGTGTGATGGACAGCACCCATAACCGTGCTAACCCAGCCAGTGTCTCTCTTAATGAACTCAGGCGGATTGTTGAGCGTCTTTGCCTCGGGGAACAGATAGTCAATCTGCTCGATACCGTACTCATCGGCATGTGCAAGGAAGCTCTCCTTCAGGCTGCCGAAGCGCTTGGCATCACCAATAATTGTTTCCATTGCAGCATGGGAAAGAACCTCGTCCTGCTGCTCATCGTTGTCAAATACGTTTCTTTTCATGTAATCGTCTCCTTCCGAATGTCCCATTTCATCATTATCTTCATCATCATCATCGTTTATGTCATTATCTTCCATTATCTGGCCGATCATTGCATAGACGACAGTCTTCTGCTTTTCAGTAAGCGTGTTAAATACGTCTTCGACAGTCTCTTCTCCGTCTGTCTTCTTAATATTATCTGCCATTTCATTTTCCTCCTTTTCGTTACTTTCTGCAGAATGAATAACAATGTTTTCATTATACCCGGCATAAAGTTCAGAAATAGAATCTTCATCTGCGTCATCACTATGAGCCATAACACAATCGATATAAGCTCCAGGATTTGCTCCGGCGAGAACTAGACTAAGTTCTCTTATTTCGCCATGAACTACTTCTTTACAACCATTAGGCAATGTGTTCTGCTTAAGTTTATTAGCCCATATAGACAATGAGCTAACGTCGCCATTATGGACCAGTTTTTCTGCTGCCTGACCAGCTTCAGAGTCATTAAAATATCCGTATGCATAAACTCCGTCCTCGCGATTCTCAAGGAACGCATGACCAAGTACTGCTAACGGATCGTTATGCTCGTGGTTCCATACTAAGGAAACTTTCTTTCCATCGTTGTCCTTGAATGCATCTTTTCTAATAACTCGTCCATCTCCACACGTAAGATTGTTACGTGTAGCCCAACCAGAAAAACTGCAATCCCTATACTTAGGATTTACCATTTTGATTTTATCCTCCTTCACTGTATTCTTTAGAAACATCACTATACAATCTTTGGCTAAACGGTACCGGTTGCGATTCGCCAATAGACATTTCTTCTGTTCCCGGCTGACGTATATTACTATTAATAAGCTGATCGGCCTTAGGATCATCAGAAGGTTTGAGTCCGATTATCTGCCTAATTTCGTTAGATGTTGTTATCTCATTTCTGGTAAACTTATCTGCGATTTCAGCAATATCATTAACCGGAACCAACTTGAACGGGTCTCTAAAGAATAGGATTGTCTGCTTTTGTGATCTAGCAGTTTTGGTTAGAAACTTTCGTTTCATCTCGTCAACTATAGCTGATACAATTGGTTCGATTGTTCGATTATTGTAGTTGAGCATCGTCTTTTCGTCTGCCGTTCCATCTAAGATAGCCTGAGTGATTCCTAACTGACTGTATAGCGTGCTCGTTAGAGATTCAATCTGCTTCAACAGATTGTTCTCGACAGAACGATTCAACTGCGTAATACGCTCGGTACCGTCTGTATAAGCGATACCGTACTTTGAACTTGCTAACTGCATCTCGATATCTTTACGCCTGTTTTCAGCTTGCTGACGCCTTGCTTCTGTCTTTATTACATAAGGCAACTGAATGATTAAATCCAGTTTGCCTGAAGCAGTTTGTTCATCTGTTATATCCAACAAACTAAGTTTTCTTATAAGACGCTGCATGGTCGAGTTCGGCTCATTAATGATCGAATAGAGCGGATTTTCAATTATGCCAACTGTACTTTTCGGAACTGTTATGTCTTCTTTCTTTCCAGTCTTCTCATTATAAACTCTCACTTTTACATGCTGCGGATACCATTCTAGAATCTTACCGGTTCGCATTGACAAAATATCATATGAGTTAGTTTTGTTCGGATCGAGTGTCGTATCAACCGGCACGATCGCAACGCAACCTTCATCGAACATTGACATAACGATATCCTGTCTAAAAGCTCTCGCTGTCTGGTCAATATTCGCCTCAAGTGTCAAGCAAGAATTAAGGTTCGAATCTATTTCTGATACAAATCGTTCGTTATCATCCAATCGACAATGCTTAATATCTATTGATGCAACATCGATCGCTATTCTATTATAAATTGACGTGACAATAGAACGCTCGTTACCTCTAGTTAATCTTACTCTATCCGGACGATAGTAATAGCTTGCACCAATATCTTTAAACTGTTCTGTGGGGTCTCGATTCCGAAAAGCATTCCAGGCATGTCTCAGCCTAGATCCGAGAGTCTGCTCCATTTTGATTTCCTCCCTAGTTTTTATTTAAACTACAACGTCCATTAATAACCGAGAAGCTTCCTAAGCTTTTTTCTTCCTTTGTTTATTCTTTTTGCAGTCTCAGGATGATACTGATTGAAAACCTTGCGTGCTGCATTTACTTTTCCTTTTACAGTTTTAGCTTCCTTATAATTGTCTGATGCTCGCTTTAGCTCATCATAATCGTTATTATTGTGACTCTTTTGGTCCCTTGATTTAAGCGAGTAAATACTAGTGCCTCTTCCTTCATATGTCCATCCAGAATCAGAACTATTTCTATTATTCAGTACACGAAGTGTCTCATCAACGGCCTTCTCCTTCGCTTTACGAGACGACACAAAATTTTTACTCCTTATGCCATACTTATAACTGCCCTCACTAGGAACCCCTTGCACCTTGCCATGATATTTCTGAGAAGTCTTGTATGCAGTGTCAAGTTCATCTTTTTTTCCAGATCCTATTTTTGCTATGTATTTATGATGATAAAGTTCATCAGGACTAATTGTGTAATTATATTCCCACATAATAATACCTCCATTATTCAAATGCTTCACTATTAATCTTGTAAGCTATAAAAGCATCCATCATAGCTGCGACGGCATCTATCTTCTGCTCATATCGCTTCTTTAAAAGTTTTCTATTTCCATTGGTGTCTTCGAGAGTAATGCAGTTACCCATCGCAAAAGTCATAAGTTCCTCGTCGAATAAAAGCATTCTTTCTTCAGCAAGCTTTTTAAGTTCACCTAAAGGAACCGATTCTGTCTTAGCTCCCTGTATAACTTTTTCGATACCAAATGGTCCGTTTTCTCGTTCCCATCTTTCTACGAATTCTCTCGCATTATATGGGTCAAATCCAAAACATCGGACATCATACTCGCACTGAGCTATATGATTGTCTAGATCGTCATAAACTTGCATCATGTCAAGAATAGTTCCTGGCATGACAATTAGACTTCCCTCTTTTATAAACTCGTCGTACTTGCTTCGCATAGCAGACGGGAGTTTCATTAGAGTTAATTCGGTTATGTAATTTCGAGTCTTGATACCAAATTCGCCTCTAGCTAGAGGGAACATAAATGTAAATGCACAGAAGTCGTCGCCCTGTGAGAGGTCTGCTCCCATCGAGCACGGCATTCTCCAAAAGTCTCGTTTGCGATGAGGAAGGGTTTCTTCATAAGTAAAGTAATATGTATAGCCCTCCATAGGTATACCGAAACGCTTTGCCAAAATATCATTTCTAGTTGCTGGTGCATTCTCGGCTCTATCAACGTCTAACTGATAAGTCTCATAAGTTACGGTCTTACCAAGATTTGGATTTGCTTTTACCCACATCTCAGGATGCGCAACCTCGTCGATAGAATCAAGCTTGTACCACCAAATCGAAACATGCGGATTGATATAGTCACCTTTAAGAATGTCCATCAATTCCATTTTGATTGTATCACCGCTTCCATTACGTACAGTACCTTCTGAGCTTATAGCAACGATGAGATAATCATCATTCTTAGAAGCTCCCTGTTCTATTGCGCCGATGACATCTTCTCTTATATCTCCGGATAGCCATTCATCAATAGTAGCAATCTTACATCTAAGACCCTGGAGCTTATCAATGCTCATAGGTCTAATCTCAAGTAAAGAACCTGTTAAGAAATTTTCGACACCCTTTTTAGTAGACGCCAGTTTCACACGATTCACTTTTGAACCTGTAGTATTCTGCAAAGAACCATCAGTAAGGAATTTATAAAGAGGACCTCTAGCTCTTGTTACAGCTGTTCGAATTGGTGACATAATTTCTTCTGCTTGCTTCATTGTAGGAGCTGTAGTAATTTGGTGAGTTGTAGAAGTATCGACGTTTAAAAAGAAGTTCTGAATGCAAGAGCCATACATTGATTTAGCGGCACCTCTTGCCACGATCAAATACTGTTTGTTTATTAATCTCTTCTTTATCGACTTTGTAACATAATGTCCGCCACGACCATCTGGAGATGGTTCATACACGCTTCTTTCAACAAAGTAATACCAACCGAATATCTCCTCTGCCCATAGTTTGAACGAATCCAGAAGATTCAGATCTTCACCGTCAGTTAGAGTTAATTCGCTCTCACAATAATCGATAAAACCTTCAACTGCCTGATCATCGTAATAGATGGCAGGATTAGCAATAAGGTCGTCTATTCGGTTCATCTCCATAGAGATTTCTTTACATACTGGTATTTCGCCTCTGATTACGGCATCACGAAACTGGCCGTAATACTTTGGAACGGCTGTGTTTGATAATGCCATGCTATTCTCCTTTTACTTTTTCTTATTCGGATTAGATACTATATAATCTGCCGCGTCCTTAGCATTAAACTCTCTAGTCATAGCAGCTTTAACTGCATATGCCATTGCACCGGCAGCAGCAGCTGTAAGAACTTTCTTACCAGCGGAAGACATTATTTCGGATGCAAACTTTTTACCAGGACCAATGTCTTCTTTTGTAAGCTCTCTAAATTCTCTTTCCATCTTAAGTCTTTCAATCTTCCTTTTAAGTTCCTCGTCAGATAAAGTACGTCTATTTTTCAAATCAGATTTTCTCTTTGTTCTTTCTTTGAAATCTGGAGACGGCTCGTTTGACTTTTTCTTTCTTCTGGAAGATCTGGTTGAAGAGGGACGAGATTTACGAACACCCCACTTCATACCGAGGACGCCATAATGATAGAGTTCATTATTATCCATTTTGATTTTCCTCCTCGAATATTAAATTGTTCATATTATGCCGAGCATCTGAAGAATCTTTATAGCCGCGACATAAAACATTGCACCATAGAGACCAAGCTGGTTCATAAGATTAAAAAGTATTGCTGTAATCATTTGTTGCACCTCCTTTTAATCAGATTCGCCAGGGTCAACTGACACGTTCAACCTCCACTCAAGTTCGCTAATCATTCGATTCATCGATTCCATCACAGCAGAACTGAGAGGCGGATCAAACAAAAGTTTTACCTTCAAATATACATAAGACTTTACAGCTTCGAGATTTGAACCGGTCGAGATAAAGTCGTCCCAAGTATCCGATTTGCCCTCTATACTGAAGCCTTCAGAAGGACCGACACCAAGTTGTGTTAGGATCATAAACACTGAATTAATGTGCATGATCAAATCAGCATCGAAATGCTCATAATCTTCTGTAATTCCGAGCATCTTTTTAACTGATGTCAATATGCTATCCAAATTAATACCTCCTTTAATGTCGCCAAGGACAAGTGTCGTTCTTGCTTCGTTCAACAGGAGATGTGACTAACAGAGTTTCATCTCCGTAGTGAATAGCATTGTGTGTGTTCATTGTAGTAGTTATGACATTGTTCGGATCGAATACCATTGGATTACGATCAAGTACGTCTTCAACTGTAATCGGATTGATGTGATGGACTATGATCTTTGGTCTGTAAAGTTTTCCATCTTTATCTCTAACACCGAGTATTTCGTGATCCTCGCATGCTAAATCGCATCCATTATCTCGAACTATTATTTGGTCCCTAAATCTTCTCCACTCTCTGGAGTTGTAAAGGACTTGGTTAAGATATCTATCATATCCGAATGTTTCTTTTCCAACAGCTCCTTTGAGCTGAAGATAATCAAATCGCTCTTCAAAAGTTGGAATGGTGATTAATTCCAAATATGATCTATTACTCATTATAATCACCGTTTCCGCTATACTTTCTCATAGCTGCAATAGCGTCTGAGTACAATTCCTCGACTCTCTTAGCAGACTGAAGAGCTTCTGTTCTAGCTCGAAGTAATTTGTTTTCCTCTTCCAGTTTTTCTTTTTCAAGCCGCTCCTTTGTAGAACCAAGCTTTAAAAAATGGGTTATAACCTGAGAAGAGGCGGTTCCTTCTAGTAACTGTTTTTCAGCAAGATCGACGGCTAGAGCTATCATCTGATTTTCTCTCGACTCTGGTGTTAGACCCGGTCTTAATTTTTTAGTTGGTTCTGACTTCTTAACTTTCGCCACCTATCCCGCCTCCTCTCCATTTTGATTTTTATTAACTTTGGGTCGCCTCTTCAAAGTAAATTCCAACAAGCTGCGACGGTACATAGTGCAGTATAGTACCTTGACCGTTGCTGTCGTCTCTTGTGCATCTGTAAATTTTGCCGCCGTCGAGATAGTACTTGTCCTTGAAATACCGCATACCGGCAGCGGCGGTTATCGGGTTATCTATCGTGCCGTCCTCGCCGACCGTGATAGGCTCCCAGTGCGCTGGGGTGTTTTCCGGCAACCATGTCGGATTTGCCGTTATGGCGTTGTAACACTTATACAGCCCGCTCGGTCTGCGGACTATACTGCCGACGGCATAATCAACATACCCGCTCCACAGCGGATAGAGCTCGGCATACTCCAAAGCTTCTGCGTCCGTAGTGACCTTCGTCAACACGTTGTCTATCTTGTCGCGATAAGCTTTTGCTTCTGCTCGCGTCATATATCAGCACCTCCTGTGATTATTTCAAGTGCTTCGGAATCGGAAATTTCCTCGTCAGGTTTGTCAATCTCCGTCCAGTTTTCCGCGCTGTCGTTGACTCCGAGGTAGACGGTTACAGCGATAACATCGCCTTTTTTCAGTGCCTTACCGTCGTCTGCTATTAACTGATTACCGTTAATTGTCATGCCGTCACCACCGTCCATCCTTTATTTGTCGCCACCGCAAGCGTGGCTTCCGGAATACCTTCTGCCACGGCGGGTGTATTGGTTAGCGTGATTGTCCGTGCTGTTTCCGATGTGGATATATTCGGTAGAGTGTTGAAGAACGCAAGAACCTCTGTTGCAGTTAAATTGGTAGAACTCAAATTGATGTCTCCCGGAAAACTGGTAAGATTCTCGCCGCCAATGAACCTCAGCTTGCGAAGGGAGTAACAAGGCATCGACGGATAAAACGTGCCACTCCAACTTGTCGTCTCGCTGATATCGCATGTTAGCTCTTGGAGACTCGTGCATTGACGAAAAGTCTCCAACCAGCCTGTCAATTTAACCGTTCCTAAAAAGCTTTTGAGTGTGGTTATGTAGAGTCTATCAGTCGGTATACATATATTCGTAGCGGACTTTACATACCTTGCTCCTTTCCATTTAGGAGAAATTTCCCCGCTGAAAACATAATAATATTGACATGAATGATTATCAAATCCGAATTGAAATACCATCGCATCACTGGCAGCATTAATAATCATATCCATTATCCCAGAGTTTTCGTGGTATACAGTCCCAGCATAGTGAATCCGCCAGAAGCCCCCACTCGAAACGGATAGCCGAACAACAATCTGTCTGCTTCCGTCCGTCATCTGATTTTGCGGATAATCCTCAAAATTAAACGTTCTTGCGACATTATCTTCACCGCCAGTTCCGGTCACGCTTACAGGAATATCATCAGCATACTGAACAAAAGCTCCATTGCTTACTTCTCCTGCACTAATCGTGCAGACGCCATTAAACCGAAGGGTAAACGATACCTTATTCTCTCCGTTTGGGAATAGCTTTAGCAAGAAATACAGGGTGTGCTCTTCCACCTTGTCATAATCAGGCAGTCTTAGCCATTCGGCGGGGCGTGTGCCTTGATAAACTTCGCGCGGATCAGACTCCGGTGCGGAAGAACCGCTTGTTATAGCGTCAACCGCATCACCAAAACCTTTAGCGGAGTCCCATGCTATCTGGTCTGTGCCGCCTGTCTTGTTACGGATGCGATTAGCTGTGTGGGTCATAGCGGCGTCAAGCGCGGCGGAGTCAACTACCTTGTCGTATGCCATCAGTAATTACCTCCTGTCCATGTCGGCAAGGCGGCGAGGGTGTCGTTGACTATTTCTGCCTTGTCCGCTGCCGTCCAATAGTCAGTACCTTTGACGGGC